ATATAATAGGAATTACTTCTGGTTCATTGAATATAAGAAATGGTAATATAAATGTGACTGGTTCGGTTAATATTGATAATGCTATTAAATTAAAACCGGTAACAAACTTCCCAACTGGAGAAGCTGGAATGTTAGTAGCATCAGCATCGTATGGTAAAACAAATTTATATATGTATGATGGTTCTGATTGGAAATGGTTAGTGACAGGTTCAATCGCATAATTTTACATAATCCCTTTCTAAACACTATTCTTTTGATTCTTAATATTTATAGGTAACGATAAAATAAGTACTTATAAATGGCACTAGAAACATTAATATATCCTGGTTCATCTTCATTCTTTCCAGGTCAGACTCCTTTTGGAATATACGATGATGATTATGAGTTCCAAGAAGAAGCTCCAAAGGTGGCACTTTGGTGTGCTAGACGATTGGGGTATCCTATTCAAAACATAGAATTGATAGATGAGAATTTCTATGCTTGCTTTGAAGAATCGGTATCCGAATATGGAGCGCAAGTAAACCAGTTTAACATTCGTAATAATTTAGATTCTCTTAAAGGAAAAGCAAAAACAACAAATCTTACAAGTAAATTAGTACAAGGTTCAAATTTACCCAATTTGATAGCAATTTCCGATGCGTATGGTACATTGGCAGGAGTTGGTGGAAATACTGACATTAAGAAAGGATTTATAGAACTAAAATCAGGCCAGCAAGAATATAATCTAGATACATTATGGTCAGCTGTTGAAGAAGGCGGAAAGCGTATAGAAATAGTTAAAGTATTCCAAGAACCAACACCGGCAATTAATAGATTCTTTGACCCGTACTCGGTTTCTGGACAAGGTACTTTAAACTTAATTGATGAATTTGGATTTGGGTCATTTTCACCAGCTGCGCAATTTGTATTGATGCCACTTTACGAAGACCTTCTTAGAATACAGGCTATTGAATTTAATGACCAATTCAGAAAATCGGCATTTACTTTTAATATTGTAAATGGTAAAATACGAGTATTCCCAATGCCAACATCTCAAAATGTAAATCTTTATGGAAAGTTATATTTTGATTATTATGTAAAGGATGAATTTACTGAAAATTCTACAACTGTAACACCAAATGTAATTTCTGATTATTCGGATATACCTTACAACTTTATGGAATATGGTGGAATTAATGATGTGGGTAAACAATGGATTAGGAAATATACATTAGCATTAGTAAAAGAATTATTAGGTGCTATTAGAGAAAAATATTCAAGTATTCCAATACCTGGTTCTGAAATTAGTTTGGATGGTGCTGCGTTAAGAAGTGAGGCACAAACTGAAAAGGAGGCTTTAATGACTCAGTTAAGAGAAACATTAGAAGAACTTAGTAGAAAAGTACAATTTGATAATAGAAATACGGAGGCTAATCAACATCAAGAAATGTTAAGAAAAGTACCTTTGGCAATTTATGTAGGATAATATGGCTAGATTTGCATTAAGTAGAGATATAAAATTCTTTGAAAGTATATCCAGAGAATTAGTAGATGTAGTAATCGAAACTGCTGTGGTACTATATAAACTTGTCATAGAGGATAGTAAAACAAATCTATACGGAGAATCTTTAAATAAAACATATTATCAGGGGGTAGAAACAACTGCGGTAATTGAAAGAGAACAATCTACAAGTGATTATGAAGGATTTGGTGCGGATAAAAATCAAAGTGTAGAATTTCGTTTTAATCGTTTTACATTGGAAGATACTGGATTCTATCCAGAAGTAGGAGATATTATATTTCACAATGAGGGATATTTTGAAATTGATAATGTAAGAGAAGACCAATTAGTAGGTGGCCAAGTTGATAATAAGTTTTCAATTATATGTTCTACATTTATGACTAGAAGAAGTACAATACAAACTGAAATGAGAGTAGTATAATGGACAAGAAAGAAACAAATAGAGCCAACCAAGTTTCAGTAGAGAAACAATATATTAAAGGTGTAAAACTTATTGATATAGATACAACTATTGCAGATTATATGTCTTCTGTTATTATTCCTGATGTGGAAGAAAATGGAAATATAATAAAAGTTCCATTGATATATGGGAATGCTGAAAGATGGAATGGTGCTAGAAAAGAAGGATATTTGCGAGATACGAGGGGTAGAATACAAATACCTTTAATAATGTTCAAACGAAATTCAATTGAAAGAAATGACCTTATGGCAAACTTTCAAGAAGTAAATATGATAGCAACATATCAGAAATACTCAAAGAAAAACCGATATGAAAGATTTAGTTTACAAAATGGAGTTGCTCCAACTAGAGATTTATATAGTATAAATGTTCCCGATTATGTAACACTTACTTATGAAGTAATGATTTGGACATCGTTTACGGAACACATGAATACGATTGTAGAAGCATTTCAATATGCAACTGATAGATATTGGGGAAAAGAAGATGGGTATAAATTTAAAGTAAAAATAGATTCGTTTGATACACAACAAGAAGTTGGACAGGGTTCTGAAAGAATTATACGAACTACATTTACTATGGTTGCAAATGCTTATTTATTACCTGAAAGATATAACGCAAAGCCTAATATTAAAAAAGGAAAATCATTAAAAAGAGTTGTATTTGGGGTAGAAACCGATTTGACTGGTAATTTATTTATAAATCCAAACTTGTATAATGAATATGCGCAAGTAATAGATTTTGTGGCAGTAAGAGGCTCTCAAATGGCAACATTTATAAACTCATCAACTGTCAAATTAACTAATGTTATAAAACCAGTTTTACCATCTGAATTATTTGGAATATATGATACTGTAAATTGGTTTAGAATTTATATAAATGGTGATTTCATTTCACCATCATCATATACATATTCATATAATGGTGTTAATAACGAAATAATATTTGTATTTACTTTGCCATTCCCATTAGATGAGAACGATGAAGTAGCGATAACTGGTAAATTTCAGGAACTATGAATGTAAGACTTCTAAAAAATATAATGAAAGAGGTAAATGAGCCAAATGAATTTGAATTATTTCAAGACCCAACATTTCATCCATTTTATTGGATTTATAAAATTGAAAATGTGAGGGTTAAAACTTTATATTCAAAACTAGAAAGTTTAAGAAAACCCTCTGCAAGATTCGATGTTTTTATAAATGGATTATTTATATCTGAAAATGATTATGTGTTTGAAATGATAGGAAACACTTTTTATATAAAATTTTTAAAAAATAGATTTCCTGCGTTTGACCGTTTTGGAAATGAATATGATTTGGAAGAATCCGATGAAGTAAAAATAAAAGGAGATGTGGAAAAATTCATAGTATGAGAAGACAAGTACCAAATATAACATTAGATACAACTCAAAAGTTAAGAGATAGAGCTGCTTTTAAAGATTTTGTATTAAGGGTTAATACCGATACATTTACATACGCATATAATCCTGATACGATAACCGTAGAAAACCAAATTTATTTTACTTTAACTTTGGTAAATAAACGATTTATTTTTGATATTTTGGAGGTTGATGATGTTACCGATTACATTGATGTATATTTATTTGGAGTAAAACAACCGCAAGACCGATATAACGCATCGGTTAGTGAAAATAATATTATTGTTACATTTGTTGCCAATATTACTAGGCTACCAAACGAAGTAAGTGCAACTGATTTTGAAATAAAAGGAAAAATAGCAGAAATAGTATAATGGCAAGATTAATACCTCGTAAACAAATTGAAGAACAACAGAATATAACAGGTTCTCTAATTATTAGAGAAAACCTCTTTTTAGGCAATGATGCGGTTATTTCTGGTTCATTATTTGTTTCTAAAAGCTTTTTTTTAGGTAATGATACCGGTTCTAAAAATGAAATTACTGGATCTGTATTTGTAACTGGTTCGTTTACCGTTGATGGATTATTTCAATTAGGTTCACAAACCCTATTTTCAGGAACCGCTTCATTTGCATCGGAATCAGTAGATACTCAGAGATACGCTGGTATCCTTGCAAAAGATTTTGGTGCTAACTTACCTACACTGTATGTATCTTCAACTGATGGAGATGATACCAACGATGGTAGAACTATTCAGTATCCACTTCGTACAATTAAGAGAGCGGCACAATTAGCATCTCCAGGATATGATGGTAGATATGGATTTGATACCGGTTCGGTTTCAAATGGATATGTAATCAAAGTACAGGCAGGAACTTACTTAGAAGATAATCCTGTGATACTTCCATCCAACACAACCATTTGGGGTGCGGGATTGCGTATTACCAAAATTAATGCTAAAAACCCATCGGAAGACCTATTTCACGTAAACTCTGGATGTTATATTGCAGAGGTAACTATGGGAGGTTTAAGATTATTTCCAGACCAAATAAATCCTGAAAAAGGATTTGCGGTAGCGTTTCAACCTGGAGCATTTATTACAACTTCACCATACACTCAGAACTGTTCGCAGATTTCAAACCAAGAGAATTCATTCACCGAACTTTACGAAGAAATTCCACCAGGAGGTGGAGGTCTTTATGTTAATGGTGATGTGATACATCCCGATTCACCATTAGCTTCAATGGTATTAGACGCCTATACTCAAATTTCTCCAAATGGTGTAGGGTGTTTGGTAAATGGTAGAGGATTTATTCAGTTGGTATCTTTCTTTACTAACTTCTCTTATTATGCTATTAGAGTAAACAATGGTGGACATGCTACACTAAACAACTCAAACATTTCGTTTGGTTTATATGGTATGTATGCATCTGGTTCTCGTTTTATTTCTGGTAGTGGTGGTAATATTGATGCAAGAAACAAAGTAAGACAGAGTTGGAGTGTGGTAGTTGATGTTCTTAATAGAGGATTAGATGCACTTCCTGAAATTACAACTTTAAATACAGCGGAGGGCATCCGTGCAACATCACTTTTACAATATCCACAATTATATCTTTCTGGTAGTGAAATAGCTAATACTCCAACTACAAAAAATATTGAAGAAGTAGCATCTGATTTTAAATTGGTTTCTACTATTGTTGAAAATGGTACGTCAAACTTTCCAACCTTATTAGCAAGAAGTTCTAATAAAGGATATGGATTTGAATCCCCATATAATATTTTGGGAGCAGAACAAATTACATCATCGTTGGCATCTGCATCATTAGAAACGTTAAATGAAATTAGTAAATCGTTTGGTGCTATTTTAAGTATATTCTCGAATGGTACAGGTTCTTTTGATTTTAAATCAAATACATCGTCATCTATCAAAGTATCATCTGTAACACCGGTATTGCCAAGCATATCTATATCAAATCAAATAACTGGTAGTGTAAGTTCATCGTTTGAAACTGTTATTTCTATTATATCAAATGGTTTAACGGCAACTCCAAGAGTAACATCATCTAATGAAGCAGCTGTAAAAGTTTCTAATTTAGACCAATTCACAACCGGAGTATCCGCATCATTGCAAACAACTAATAAGGTAAGCTCAAGCTTCAGTATAATTTATAATATTTTAGACAAAGGAACTGGAAGTGTAATTTTACCTATACCAACTAATCATATTAAAAACTACACTATAACTAATAATGGTAGTTCTTCATATAATTGGGAGGGTGTTGGCTCTAACCCAACAATAACACTTTATAGAGGTGAAACATATAAATTTTATGTAAGTGCATCAAGTGTATTGGGTGGTATAAATTATCCATTCTTTATTAGAACACAACCATTAAGTGGTATTAGTGAACAATTTGATTATGATAAAGGTGTAATAAATAACGGAGATGCGGTAGGTAATATAACATTTACTGTACCATACGATGCACCTAATGAACTATATTATGTTGCACAAAATACTAATAATATGGCTGGTAAGTTTCATATTATTAATAATTCGGCAACACCATTTGATTTAATAGCAAATACTTTAACATATCCTCAAACGATAAGTGGTAGTAATGAATCAACGGATAATATTGATTTATTAAATGCATACGAACTTTTAATAGGAAACAAATCATTTATTGAAGAAGAAACAATTCAATTTGTATCATCTTCTTGGAGTGATTTTGATTATGTAGAATCCACTTGCCGCAGAGATATCGGATTCTTAATAGATGCGGTAGCTAATGACCTTATCTATGGTGGTAATAACAATAGTATTACTGCTGGTAGATTTTATTATGAATATCCATCAACTGCAACAACAACACAAAAAGACCCAACCAAAACGGCAGTAAAATATACAGCTGGTATGGTTCAAAAATTATTAAGAGGTGTAACTTTTGTAGAACCTAATAATGAAAGAGATGCGGTAGCAACATCTATTAGAGAAAATAGAGAATTTATACAAAATGAAACTATAACTTTCCTTTCATCTTCTTGGAGTAACTTCTATTATAATGAAGCTAAATGTAAAAGAGATGTAGGATATATTTTAGATGCAGTAGCAACTGATGCTTTGTATGGTGGAAATGAAAGAGCGGTGCAAGCCGGACAATTCTATTACCTATACCCATCATTGGCAATAGTTGAAGGAGATGGTGATGGACTAGGACAGTTAGGGCAAACTTTAGATGGTATCCGATTTGCAGCAGGCAATACTGTTAATATTGTAAGAGGCATTGCACATCAAACCGCATCGTTAGAAATTAGAGAATCATATAGATTATTAAGAGAAAATAAAAGATTAATTCAGAATGAAACAATTGAATTTATCAATGTTGCATTTCCGCAATTAAAATACAATACTGAAACTTGTAGAAGGGATGTTGGATATATCATAGATGCAATATCAACCGATTTATTATATGGTGGTATTGAGAGAAGTGTAACTGCTGGTAGATATTATTATGAATATCCATCTCAAGCTACAAAAAGCCAAAAAAGAGAAACATCCGGCGGTATAAGATATTCTAAAATTATTTCTGACTTTATTGTTCAAAATATTATATTAGAAACACCTCGTATTATTACTAATGATGAAAAATTAATTAAAGTAGTAAGTGGTAGTAACAATATAACATCATCTTTTAGTGGTACTATAAACGAACAAAATTCTATTAGTAGTTCTTTTGCTATTATTGAAGGAATTATAAAAAGAGGAACTGCGGCAATACCATCTATTTTAGCACAAAATAGTGATTTGAATTGGGGAATCGGTATTCCATTAAATGTTAGTGGACAAACGCAAATAACAAACTCATTTGTATCTTCGGATGAAGTTGAGAAGTTAGGAAGTGGTTTTGATGTAGTAACATCCATACTTCAAAATAATGGAGTTGAACCTGTATTGACATCATCTTTACAATCACAAATAAAAGTAACCGATAATACACAAATAACTGGTTCGGTTTCTAATCCTTATGCACTTACATCATCAATATCTGCATCATTCGGATACGTTGTTGAAATTATAAGTGGTGGATTATCTAAGATTGACCCAATAATATCAAATGTAAATGGTTTAATAAAGGTAACTCCAACTACACAATGGGCAAGTGGTATTGTTGGTACTAACTCACAAACATCAAGTATAAGTTCTTCATTCGGAAGTATTATAAATGTAATTGTAAGTGGTACAGCCGCACTTCCTACGTTGGTACAAAATACTAATGCAAATAGAAAGGTAACTTCAACACCACAATTTATATCAGCATCTTATAGTGGTAGTTTGGAAGATATAACATTTGTATCTCAATCTATTTCTAAAGTAACACAAATAGTTGAAACAGGAAATGTAGACCTATTTGGAAAAACAAATTATTCAGCAACTATTGCTACTAAAGTTGGAGTGTATGAAATATTAAAACAAAATATTCCATTCATCCAAAACGAAACTATTGCATACCTAAGTTCTTCTTGGGCTGGATTCCAATATGATGAAGTTAAGTGTAAGAGAGATATTGGTTTAATTATTAGTGGAGCAGCTGAAGACCTTTTATTTGGTGCTAATTCTGCATCTATTGTAAATGGACAATTCTATTATGAATATCCATCACAGGCAACTATTGCAAACGATGGTGATACTGGTGGTCAATTAAATCAAACTTTGGATGGTATTAACTATGCAAGTAGATTGGCACAAAAAGTAATTCAGAATGTGGTATTTGGTTTACCATCAACTGAAGTATCCGCATCAAACGCTTTATTATTTAATAACAAAGAGTTTATACAAAATGAAACTATTGCATACCTAAGTTCTTCTTGGGGTGGGTTTGATTATAACGAAACAACTTGTAAGAGAGATGTTGGTTATATTATAGATGCGGTAAGAACTGATTTGGTTTATGGTGGAAATGAAAGAAGTAGACAAGCTGGTTTATATTATTTCTTATACCCATCACAAGCAACTGGTTCACAATTATTACAAACAACTGATGGTGTTAAATACGCTAGTAACTTATCACAAAAAATAGTTAGTGGTTCTATATTCCAATCTGCTGATTCTGATAAATTGGAGACAAGTAGATTAATGAGAGTGAACAAAGGACTTATTGCTGATGAAGTTGTTGCCTATGTATCATCTTCTTGGAGTGGTGTTTATTATAACGAATCTAAGTGTAAGAGAGATGTAGGATTTATTATAGATGCGGTAAGAACTGACTTAGTTTATGGTGGTAACGAAAGAACATCTATTGCAGGTGAATTCTATTACCGATTCCCATCATCAGCAACTGTTGGTGGAGTACCTTCGGCAACTGCTCAATTAGACCCAACAACTACTGGTATAGAATATGCTAGCCGTTTAGGACAAAATATTATACAAAATAAAATATTAACTAAACCGGCTTCCGATGTACTGGAAACCGCTACATTGGTTAGAAATAATAGAACATTCTTACAACAAAATGTAATACAATTTATTTCTCAAAACTATCCTAACTTAGATTACTTAGTAGATAAGTGTTTTAGAGATGTTGGATTTATCGTAGATGGTGTTGTAACCGATTTAGTTTATGGTGGAAACGAAAGAAGTATAAACTCTGGTAGATTCTACTTTAAATTTGTAAGTAAAGCTATCGATGAGCAATTGGTAGAAACAATAGCTGGTATTAAGTTTGCAAAAGATTTAGCAAAATTAACTGCGATTGGTGGAAAGGCCATTGAAGACGGGTATGATAACGTTGCTAAAATTATAGCAAGTGGTAGTTCGGTTGCCCCAACAATAGTATCAAATACTGAAAACGGAATAAGAAAAACATTTGAAACACAATTTACATCAAGTCAAAATGTAACAACATCTGATAAATTATTGGTATCATCATCATTTGCTAATGTAATTAATATAATTTCAAATGGTACAGGTTCCATACCAACTATTACAAAGAGTTCTAACAGAGGTGTATTAGTGACGAGTGGTTCACAAATAACATCATCTATTACGTCATTTGTAGATGATATTAATAAAGTTGAAAGTGGATTTAATATTGTAACAAATATTGTTGAAAATGGATTGAGTGTATTACCTACATTAGTTAAAAATACTCAAAATAACATTAAGAGAACTGATACAATCCAATTTGCATCAACGGCATCTATATCTGAAAATATTATTACAAGTTCTAATAGTGCATTTGATAATGTAATATTAATTGTAAACGAAGGAACTGATTCAACTCCATCATTGGTTAAGAATACTGCTAATTTAGTTAAGATATCGAATACAAATCAATATATCGGAACTGCAGCTGTATCAGCATCGAGAGTAAATGGAATCACTGGTAGTTTTGATACTATTATAAGAATATTAGAAAATGGATTAGGTGTTGTGCCTGCTGTTGTAAATAACAATAATGCTAACATAAGAGTTACAAGTACACCAAACTATGTATCATCATCTTATAATGGTACATCAATTCAATCTGGATTCGTATCGGCATCTATTTCTATTGTAACTGATATAATTGCGAATGGAATTGGAAGTTTACCAACGATGAGTTTATATACATCATCATTCTCATCATCTGCTATATTAGATGCATACAACATATTAAAAGCACATATACCATTTATTCAGAATGAAACAATTGCATACCTAAGTTCTTCTTGGAGTACGGCATCGTATGATGAAGATAAGTGTAGAAGGGATATTGGTTTAATTATTAGTGGCGCGGCTGAAGACCTTATTTGGAACTCAAATTCTGCATCTATTGTAAATGGTAAGTTCTACTATGAGTACCCATCACAAGCACAAGGTGCACAGTTAAATCAAACTTTAGATGGTGTGTTCTACGCAAGCCGTTTAGCACAAAAAGTAATACTAAATACCGCATTTAATTTACCAACATCACAATCTAATTTGGCGTATGACTTATTGGTAGAAAATAAAGAACTTATTCAGAATGAAACGATAGCATATATTTCTTCATCTTGGAGTACACATCAATATAATGAAGTTACTTGTAAGAGAGATGTAGGATATATTATAGATGCAGTAGCAACTGATATTAAGTGGGGTGGTAACGAAAGAACTATTAAAGCTGGTGAATTCTATTACCTATATCCATCTGAAGCAACTGGTTCTCAATTAGAAGAAACTGTAACAGGTATAACTTATGCAAAAAATCTATCTGATAGAATTTTAAGAAGATTACTATTACAAAATGTTTCTCAAAATAAATTACAGGCTAAAGAGTTAATATTCAACAACAAAGGATTTATACAAAACGAAGTTATTGAGTATGTATCGGCTAGTTGGAATGGTTTCTTATATAACGAAGAAACTTGTAAGAGAGATGTAGGATTCATTTTAGATGCAGTTATTACTGATGTGGTATATGGTGGTAATGAAAGAAGCCTTGAAGCTGGTAGATATTATTACTTATATCCATCTGAAGCAACAACAACTCAATTAGGACCAACATTAAGTGGAATTAGACACGCAAAAGGAATGGTTGAACAAGTATTAAAAGGTTCAACATTTGTTACAGCATCTAATTCAGCGCAAAATGTTTATAACCTATTATTAGATAATAAACAACTTATACAAAACGAAACAATAGCGTTTGTAAGTTCTTCTTGGAGTTTCTTCAATTACAACGAAGCAAGTTGTAGTAGAGATACCGGCTACATTGTAGATGCGGTAGCAACTGATATTCTTTATGGTGGAAACGAAAGAGTAAGAGAAGCAGGTGAGTACTATTACTTATATCCTTCGTTAGCAACTGTTGATGGAGATGGTGATTCAGCTGGACAATTGGGACAAACTTTAGATGGTATTAACTACGCTAAAGGTATTTCTACAAAGATTGCAGCAAATCAATTATTACAAACCGCAAGTATTTCGGAATTAACTGCTTGGACATTATTAAGACAAAACAAACCATTAATTCAAAAAGAAACTATTGCATATCTAAGTTCTTCTTGGACAGGTGTAGACGGATTCTATTACAATGAGGCTAGTTGTTCAAGAGATGTGGCATATATCATAGATAATGTAGCAACTGATATTTTATATGGTGGAAACGAAAGAAGTTCTAAAGCAGGAGAATATTACTTCCTGTATCCATCTAAGGCAACTGTTGGTGGAGTACCATCGGTTAATGCACAATTAGAGCAGACAGTTCAAGGTATTAGATTTGCGGCAGGTAATGTACAAAACGTAATATCAAATAAAGTATTAACGCAACCAACTGAATTTGTATCATCTTCTGTGACTCTATTAACAAATAATAGAACATTCATTCAGAACGAAACAATTCAATACATAGATGCATTCTTCCCTAGTTTAGTTTACAATAGAGAGAAGTGTAGAAGGGATGTTGGATACATTGTTGATAACATAGCAACTGATTTATGGTATGGTGGCAATGAAAGAAGTATTATCGCTGGAGATTACTATTATAGATACCCATCATTAGCAACTAAGCAAGAGCAAGTTAGAGAAACTGTGGCTGGTGTTGAGTACGCTAAAGCAGTATCTAAACAAATCGTACAAAATGTATTATTACAATCACCAACGTTAGGGTTAAATACTGATGCTAATATTAAAGTTGGAAATGTAGCACAAATTACTTCATCTATATCAGCTACTAATACGGAAGTATCAAACGTTAGTTCATCGTTTGCAACTGTAACTAAAATCATTGAAGGTGGTTTAACTTCATTACCAAACGTTGTATCTAATAACGAAGGTAGAATAAAAGTAACAAACGCACAACAATTTACATCTTCGATATCGGCAAGTTCGGTTGAAGTTGGTATTGTAACCGCATCATTTGGATTGATTAGAGATATTATCTATTGGGGTTCTGCATCTCTACCTGATTCATTGGCAAATAATTTCCAATATGGATTTAATAATAGTGTACCAACATTATTGCGTATTTCTTCATTCACTCAAACATTAGGAAGTGGTGAATATAATGTACAAACTTCAAGCGTAAGTTCTTCATTTGGTAATGTAATTAATGTTATCAACAACGGAACTGCATCATTGCAAACATTAAACGCAAACACATCAGCAAGTGTTAATATAAATGGAAATACTCCGTTTAAATCAACAACCTCTGGTTCTGAATATCAAAAGACTAGAATCGGAAACTTGTTTGGGTTGGTTATGAACATTGTTGAAAATGGTAGAGGTTCTATACCTACATTATTATCAAATACTTCAGCATCAATTAAAGTAACACAAACTCCACAAATTATAAGTGGTAGTGGTGCAGATAGATTGCAAGCAAGATTGATATCATCTTCATTTGGAATTGTAGTAGATTCTCTATTGAATCTTGGTACAAGTTCTATATCTTATGTAGCACCAACTGGAATTAATACTAATCCAAAAATAACTTCTGCATATAATTTGTTATTGAATAACCAACAAATGATTATAGATGAAACCATAACTTATATGAGTTCATCTTGGAGTGGATTCCAATATACACAATCATTATGTGAAAGAGATTTAGGATTGATTATTAGTGGAGCAGCATTTGATTTACTATGGGGTGGTAATTCTGCATCATTGGTAAATGGTAAATACTATTTTGAATCTGCATCACAAGCAACAACAACTCAATTAGACCAAACAATTACCGCAATTAGATATGCGGGTGGAATAGCTGAAAAAGTTGTGAGAAATACAATATTACAACATATATCTTCATCTTTAGAAACATCGGCATCTTACTCATCATTGATTAATAACAAACAATTTATACAATCAGAATCAATTTCTTATGTAAGTTCTTCTTGGGAAGGATTTATGTACGATGAAGTTAAGTGTAAGAGAGATGTTGGATATATTGTGGATGCGGTAGCAACGGATTTATTATATGGTGGAAATGAGAGAAGCATTGTGGCTGGAAGATACTATTATGACTTCCCATCACAGGCTACTTCAACTCAATTAGAACCTACATTGACTGGTGTGAGATATGCTAAAGGAACTTCAATGAATGTTGTTGTTAATACGCAATTCTTCTCACCAAATACTAATAACCAAACGGCTTATAACTTAATCAAAGATAATAAAGAGTTCATTCAGGAAGAAACTGTAGCGTTTGTAAACGCTAAATACCCTGAATTGGATTACATCGAATCTAAGTGTAAAAGAGATGTTGGATTTATTGTAGATGCAGTTTCAACTGACTTACTATATGGTGGAAACGAAAGAAGTAACAAAGCTGGTGAGTTCTATTATTTATATCCATCTTTAGCAACTGAAAATGAGCAAGTAGTTGAAACAACAACTGCGGTTGATTATGCTAGAAGATTAACACAAAATATTATTAATAGTGTAGTAATACCTACACCACAAATAATCTCTAATGCTCAAAATAGTATTAAGGTAACAAATACACCTCAATATTTGAGTTCATCATTTAGTGGTAGTGTATATGAAGCATCATTGATATCGGCATCAATTTCAATTGTAACAAATATTGTAGCAAATGGTATTGGTGTAGCAGGGAGTCCTGTAAATTATACAACACCATCAACTGCATCAAACGTTTGGTACGCTTATAACTTATTAAAAGAGAATATAGGATTCATCCAAAACGAAACTATTGCATATATTAGTTCTTCTTGGAGTACAGCATCTTATGATGAGGCTAAATGTAAGAGAGATGTTGGTTTAATTATTAGTGGAGCAGCTGAAGACCTTTTATTTGGTGTAGATTCTGCATCGATTGTAAATGGTAAGTTCTATTTCGAATCAGCATCACAAGCAACTGGTGACCAATTAAATTATACATTGGATGGATTGTTCTACGCAAGTAGATTAGCACAAAAAGTGGTTAGAAACGTAGAATTTGTGACAGCATCTTTATTAGTATCTGCATCTTACGCATTGATGAGAAATAATAAATTATTTATCCAATCGGAATCCGTAGAATATGTTGATTCTTCTTGGGTTGGATTGGATTATAATAAAGAAAAGTGTAGAAGGGATGTTGGCCATTTAATTGATGCAGTTTCAACTGACCTTTTATATGGAGGAAACGAAAGAAGTGCGATAGCTGGAGAATACTATTTCAAATATCCATCGGAAGCTACAACAGGTTCTCAATTAGACCCAACGGTAGATGCTATTGATTACGCAAGTGGTTTAGCAACTAAAGTAATTCAAAGTTTAACATTTGTAACTGCTTCTCAAATAGTATCTGCATCGGTTGGATTGTTGAGAGGAAATAGAAACTTCATACAGGAAGAAACAATGGCATACTTAACTGCTAGTTGGAGTACTTTTGATTATGATAAAGTAAAATGTAGAAGGGATGTTGGATACATCATTGATGGCGTAGCAACTGATTTACTATATGGTGGAAACGAAAGAAGTGTAATGAGTGGTGAGTTCTATTATAGATACCCATCTAAAGCAATACTATTGGGTGATGGTGATGGAGCTGGACAATTAAAACAAACTGTTGATGGTATAAACTACGCAAGTAGAATATCGCAAAAAGTTGTTAAGAATATTCAATTCCAAACTGCATCTTTAGAGGCATCAGCATCTTTTGATTTATTAAGAAAGAATAAAGAGTTTATTCAGAAAGAGGGTATTGCGTATGTAAGTTCTTCCTGGAGTACTGTTTATTACAACCAATCAAGTTGTTCTCGTGATATTGGATACTTAGTAGATGCAGCAGCAACTGATGTATTATATGGTGGTAAAGAAAGAAGTGTAATAGCAGGAAACTTCTATTATCTATTCCCATCAAAAGCAACTAATGCTGGTGTACCATCTGAACAAAATCAATTAGACCCAACAATTACTGGTGTAAGATACGCTGGAAGATTGGCAACTAAAGTTGTAGTTAATCCTACATTTGTAGAAGCATCTGGTTCTGCATTAGGTGGTAGTAAATTATTACAATTAAATAAATCTTTAATTCAAAAAGAAACTATAACATTCTTAAGTTCTTCTTGGAGTACATTAGTTTACAACGAAGCAAGTTGTTCTCGTGACGTAGGATTTATCATTGATGCCGTTAGGACTGACTTAGTTTATGGTGGTAATGAAAGAAGTATTGAAGCGGGTTCTTACTATTATAAGATTCCTTCAGTAGCAATTAAAGAATCATATACTGATAACGGTACGGTTGGACAGAAAAAACAAACTGTTGATGGTGTAAACTATGCGGGTGGTATATCTGAAAAAATTGTAGCACAAACTCAATTAGTAAGACCTGGTACTAAGAGAATTGAAGCTACTAATAGATTAAGAGGAGCTAAAGATGAATTAAAACAAAGAGCAATTGGATACACAAATGGAGCATTCCCATATTTAGTATATAATGAGGCTAGTTGTTCTCGTGATACTGGTTTGATTGTAGATGCTTGTTGTACGGATTTATTCTATGGAGGAAATGAAAGAGGTATTGCAGCAGCATCATCCTATTTTAATGGACAATTCGGAAGTGCGGATGAAGTAATATTTAAACAAAGACTAGAAACTCTTGAAACTAACAGATATTTAAGAACTAGAGCAGAGTTTATAGCAGCTGGGGCACCTGTTGAAGCATTTGGTTCATTGATTGTTGCAACTGGTATTGACTATTCTTATAATGGTAGTGGTGTGACATTTAAAGCACTTCCTCCAAATCAGGGTGGTAGTGGTGTTGCGAATCCGGCATTTGAAATTACCGAATTGGGTGGTGGTAGAATATTCTTTACCTCTGGTAACCAAGATGGTGACTTTAGAATTGGTACGGGTTTAAGTATTAATCAGGCAACTGGTACTCTTGTGGGTAGAACATTTAGTAAATCTCTATTCTCATTGGTAACTCCGTTCTCATTGGCACTACAAATTTAAAAAAAAGAAAATAAAAGATAAAATAAAATGGCAGAAGTTTTTGTACCACTAAATCGATTCCAGTCAGTTGTAACAAACTTGACTGGCGAACAAGATGAAATATATGTAACACCACTTGGTGTATCATCGATTGTGCTATCAGCTCAAATTACAAATAATAGTTTTGTAACACAACCTGTAACTATATTTGTAACATCTAATAGAGAATTACCAATTCCATCATTCGAAGGCCTTTATATTAGTTCATCATTTTATAGTGGTTCAACTAATTTAGAAAGTTTTAGTGGAAGTTTCCAAAGTGCATCGGCATTGCTTACACTAAACAGGCAATTTATTCGTAGAGAGGTGGCAGCATATACATCATTTCAAAATAACTTGCAAGAAACGCCATTTGCATTTACTCCTACTAGATTTGAGGAATACGCATTAGGTGCAACTGATGCAATTTCGTATGATATAGCAAATTCAAAAACTATCAGAACAGATAAAGAAGCAAAATCATATTTTACAAAAAACGGAGTTAATATTATAAAAACTTTATATGATGTTGAATATTCTGCATCACTATTTGCATTAGATTATGTTGGAAAGTTAGCAGGGCAAATAATAAAAAATCAATCTGTAACAGGTTCTACGGAAATTGGTAGATTGTATCAAACAGCGGTAACTCAATCATTTGATTCTAATTATGCAATAAGCGGTTCTGCATGGAGTGGTTCTAATTTTATTATAAATGAATTAATTGATGTTATAACAACTACAATAGAAAATCCAAATTTAGTTGCACAATCTCCTATAAAATTAGTAACTAATGTAACAATACCTGCTGCAGATTCACTTTCACCTGTTGTAAGTGGTAAATTGGTATTAGAAGAAGGTTATGGATTCATTGTTTCTGGTTCAACTGACCTAAGTGTAATTCTTTCTTTGCTTGAAAGTGCTAATGAATAAGTGATATTATCTTTAGGTAATATTTATAAGGGATTCATTATATTTATAAAAAAGCTGGAAAGTAACGAATGGCAATTAGTAATCTATTAACAGGAAGGGTAAGGGTAGTTTCACCTAAAAATGTAACACAAGAAAGGTATCAGTTTTTGGATTTATCTCAAGCTGAACCAAATTTAGGTGTCCCTAATTTCTCCGCATCACTTTCTGGTTCTCCAGCTATCGTAGTATCGGATGACCAAGGTAACAGAGGATTTGTAAGAAGTTTAGATTTAGATAGAGTAACCGGGCAATTTACCGGTTCATTTACCGGTAGTGCTACTGATTTAAGCGGTAGTTTTTCTGGTTCTTTTACTGGTTCATTTATAGGTGATGGTTCAAGATTAGTTAATTTACCTGAAGTAACTAGAATTGCAAGTGGTTCTGCAACCGCATCTATTTCTCCCAATTTAGGATTTCAAATTAATGTAGATACAACGATTACTGAAAATCTTTATGTATCTAAATCAATTTATGCAGAACAATTAATTGTTTCTTATATTTCATCATCAATAATTTACTCATCTGGTTCAAATATATTTGGTGATAATTATGATGATAGACAAGAATTTACTGGATCTGTATTAGTTAGTTCATCTATTATAGTAAATGATATAACTGCATCCCAATCTATAACAGGTTCATTTACAGGTTCATTCTTTGGCGATGGTAGAGATTTAAAAAATGTACAATCTGCAATTGAATCCGCAATATTAGCAAGTGGTTCGGTTACCGCATCGGTTGTTGGTGATATTTTAATAATAAATGCACAAAGTGCATCATTCTTAGGTGGTGTACAAATTACTGGAAGTTTACGTTTAACCACTGGTTCTGTTATTGTGGAATCGGGTTCTATTATTGGTGCTAACGCTGTAATAACAGATTTTACAGCATCATCCGCAACCGGTTCATTTACGGGTTCTTTCTTTGGTGACGGTAGAAATTTATTTAATTTACCAGAAGCAACAAAATTAGCAACAGGTTCTGTTACCGCATCTGTTAGTCCTGAATTTGGATTTAAAGTATTATCGGTTGCAAGTGGTTCTGAATTTACTGGAAGTGTAACTATTAGTGGTAGTTTAGAAATAACAGCAACTTCTGGTTCTCTTATTTTGGGGTCATCATCTGCATATTTTGGAGAAGGTACTTATTTAAGAAATATACCAAGAACTGCATTAACTGAAGATGCATTAATATCAACCGAAATCAAATCGGGTTCAGTAACGGCTTCCGTATCACCTAACTTTGGATTTGTTGTAAAATCTGCCGCAAGTGGTTCTGAATTTACTGGTTCTGTTGATGTAAGTGGTAGTCTTACCGCACAATTTTTTATAGGAGATGGTTCGCAATTATTAAATGTACCATCAACAGTAGCACCTAGAATTGCAAGTGGTAGTGTAACTGCTTCCGTTTCTCCTGAATTTGGATTTAAAGTAGAATCATTACAAAGTGGTTCTCAAATAACTGGAAGTGTTAATATTAGTGGTAGTTTATTTGTATCACCTTTTAGTGGTTCACTGCAATTAGCATCTGGTTCATCATACTATGGTGAAGGCCAATATCTACGAAATATACCTCGTTCAGCACTTACTGAAGATGCACTAATATCAACCGAAATTAAATCAGGTTCAGTAACAGCATCGGTTTCACCTGTTTTTGGATTCAGAGTTGAATCGGAAGTAAGTGGTTCTGAATTTACTGGTTCAATTGATGTAAGTGGTTCGATATCGGCTTCTTTATTTCAAGGTGATGGTAGTGGTCTATTTAATATTCCATTATCTGCATTAGCAGAAGAAGTTTTAGTAACAACTCAAATTTCAAGTGGTAGTGTAACTGCTTCTGTATCTCCAAATTTTGGATTCAGAGTAGAATCTACACTTAGTGGTTCACAATTTACTGGTTCTTTATTGGTAAGTGGAAATGTTGAATTATATACCGGTTCATTTAGTGGTAGTGGTAAGAATCTTAGAGAAATTCCAAAATCGGCAATTTCTGATTTAGATACTTCATTAATATTTTCTGGTTCTGCAACAGCATCGGTTAATCCTGTAAGAGGATTTAATGTAAATATATTTTCACAATTTAGTGGAAGTATGTCCGTTTCATCTTCAAATTTTCCAATACCAACCTCATCTATAAATACTGTATTTAATGTAAGTAACGCGGCTAGTACCGCATATACATTTACTGGAGCTGCAGAAGGTTCTAACCCAACATTAACTTTAGTAAGAGGATTACAATATACTTTTAATCTAAATGCAAGTGGGCATCCTTTCTATATAAAAGTAACACCATCAACTGGTATTATTTCTACATACGATAATGGTGTAACTAATAATGGTGAAGATAGTGGTGTTATAACATTTACACCACCATCTGGTTCTCCTGATGTATTATATTATAATTGCCAATTCCATTCTTCAATGGCGGGTACAATTAACATAGTAGATGCCTTAGTAAGACCATCGTTAATAGAGTTTATTGGCCCAACAAAAATAACAGGAAGTTTAGCGGTAAACGGTAATGTAACTGCTTCGATGTATAGTGGTAGTGGTAGAGGGTTATTTGATATTCCTCGTTCTGCATTATCTGAAGAAGTATTTAGAATTGCAAGTGGTAGTATTAGTGCATCAGTATCTCCTGCATTTGGATTTAAAGTAGAATCTTTAGGAACTGGTTCGCAATTTACTGGAAGTATTAATATTAGTGGTTCATTATTTGCGAGTGGCTCTATAACAGCATCTAGAGCTGTAATTGCACCTATAATTAGTGCATCATTTTTTGAAGGAGATGGTAGTAGATTACGAAATGTACCATCTGTTGAAAGTAATAGGATTGTTAGTGGAAGTATAACTGCTTCCGTTTCACCTGACTTTGGGTTTAAAGTAGATGCTGTAGGTCCTGGTAGTCAATTTACTGGAAGTATAAGAATTAGTGGAAGTGTATTCATACCATCTGGAAGTGGTTTCTTTAGTGGTAGTGGTGCTGGGTTATTTGATATACCTCGTTCGGCACTTACTCCTGATGCATTAACAAATGTTGAAATTAAATCAGGTTCAGTAACCGCATCGGTATCTCCAAATTTTGGATTCAAAGTTGAATCGATAGCTAGTGGTTCGGAATTTACCGGTTCGGTTGATGTTAGTGGTAGTTTACGAATAACTGGTACCGTAACTGCATCAATGTTTAGCGGTAGTGGTAGAGGGTTATTTGATATTCCGGTAGCTGCATTAGCAGATTTGGATACATCAAAAATTTTTAGTGGTAGTGTAACTGCATCAGCAACTCCTAACTTTGGATTTGTAGTTACATCTGTTGCTAGTGGGTCTACGTTTAGTGGAAGCTTAGTAGTAAGTGGAAGTAGTAGATTCAGAATGGGTGTATCTGCATCCGTATTTAGTGGTAGTGGTGCTGGATTAACCGATATTCCTTTCTCTGCACTTTCTCAAGAATTATTTAGAATTGCAAGTGGAAGTGTAACAGCATCGGCATTGCCTGATAGAGGATTTGTTGTAGAATCTGTAGCAAGTGGTTCTAGGATTACCGGTAGTGTTGCAATTACGGGAAGTTTACGAATTACTACAACATCTGGTTCGTTAATATTAGATTCATCTTCTGCGTATTATGGTGAGGGTACTTATTTAAGAAATATTCCTAGAAACGCTTTAACCGAAGATGCGTTATTATCAACCGAAATCAAATCAGGTTCAGTAACCGCATCGGTATCACCAAATTTTGGATTTGTAGTTAAATCCGCTGCAAGTGGTTCTGAATTCACTGGTTCAATTGATGTAAGTGGAAGTGTTAGTGTAATAAGTGGAAGTTATTTCATTGGTGATGGTAGATTCCTTAATAATATTACATTAGCGAATTTAGCAATTGATTCTACAAAAATATTTAGTGGAAGTGCTACTGCATCAATTTCGCCTGATAGAGGATTTGAAGTAAATGTTAATAGTAGAATAGATGGTAATTTAATAGTATCTTCATCCGCAAGAGCATTATCAACATCATCTATAAATACTGTATTTGATGTAACCAATGATGGTAGTAACTCTTATATATTTAGTGGTTCGATACAAGGGGTAAATCCAACATTAACTTTAGTAAGAGGATTGGAATATACGTTTAATGTAAACGCAAGTGGACATCCTTTTTATATAAAAACCGCAAATTCAACTGGAACATCCAATACATATAATGATGGTGTTAATAATAATGGTGAAGATAGTGGTGTTATAACATTTACACCACCGTATGATTCACCAGATACATTATATTATAATTGCCAATTCCATTCTTCAATGGCGGGCACGTTTAATATTGTAAATTCTATAATATTACCTGCCGAAATAAGATTAATTGGTGAAACTAAAATTGAAGGTAATGTAACTGCATCAATGTTTAGTGGTAGTGGTAAAGGATTGTTTGATATTCCAATCGCTGCTATATCGGGTGATACTGTTAGAATTGCAAGTGGTAGTGTAACCGCATCCGTTGCACCTGATTTTGGATTTAAAGTTATCACTCCATTCACTTCATCAGTAGATATAAATGGTGTTTATAAAACTCAAATTGCTTCACAACTCACTGGTTCAGTAGATATAAGTGGTAGTTTGTATGTAAATGATATAAGTGGTGGTGTATTTATAAATTCTTCTTCATTCTTGTACGCAGATGGTACATATCTTAGAAGAATACCTCGTTCAGCATTAACTGAAGATGCATTAATTAGTACGGAAATCAAAAGTGGTTCAGTAACCGCTTCCGTTTCACCTAATTTTGGATTTAGAGTAATAACTCCATTTACATCTTCTTTAGGTGAAAATGGGGTATTTACCGCATCAATAGCATCTCAATTTACCGGCTCTATTTCGGTAAGTGGTAGTATATTTGTAAATGATACGAGTGGTGGTTTATTCATAGAATCCTCATCATTTATCTATGCAGAAGGTACTTATTTAAGACGAATACCTCGTTCGGCATTAACCGAAGATGCACTTATTTCAACTGAAATCAAATCTGGTTCGGTAACGGCATCGGTAACACCTGATGAAGGATTTAGAGTTATTACTGATAGAACTGGTTCTCAAATAGGTTCTCAATTTACCGGTTCTATTGAAGTTAGTGGAAGTATTAGAGCAACCGATTTTCTATTTGGTGATGGTAGATTTATTACCAATGTACAAGCGGCAGCAGCTCCTTTAATAGCAAGTGGTTCTGCAACTGCTTCGGTGGCAAGTGGAGAAACTTTTGTAGTAACAACTGCAAAAACTGGTTCACAAATTGGTTCTGAATTCACCGGTTCGGTTAGTGTAAGTGGCTCGATTTCGGCGTTTGATGTAACATCAACCGGATTCTTCTTTGGTGATGGTAGATTTATTACTAATGTTGTAGCAACTGCGGCTCCATTTATTGCTAGTGGTAGTGCAACTGCATCGGTAGCAAATGGATTTGATTTTAGAGTAATAACTGCGGCAACGGGTTCGGAAGTAGGTTCTGAATTTACTGGTAGTGTAGAGGTTAGTGGTTCATTAAAAGCAGATGATTTAACTGCAAGAGGATTTGTATTTGGTGATGGTAGATTCTTAACAAATGTACAAGCGGCGGCAGCACCTTTGATAGCAAGTGGTTCGGCTACTGCATCTGTACAAAGTGGAGATACCTTCAGAGTAACAACTGCACCTTCATCTGGTTCATATCGTTCTCAATTTACATCATCGGTAGCAATTAGTGGTTCGGTAACTGCATCGTTATTCATAGGTGATGGTGGTGGATTATTTAACATCCCACCTGATGCGATTGAAAACTTAGAGTTATTTAAAATTAACTCCGGTTCTGGTATTGCTATTATTGACCCAAACAAATTAAGTGTAAATGTACCAATTACCGCGGCTCGTTATGATGGTGATGGTAGTGGATTGTTTAACATTCCACCTGAAGCGTTGGATGACCTTAAGATTGATAGAATTCAATCTGGTTCACTTCAAGCGGTAATATCTCCGAACAGAGGATTAGAAATTGGAACTAGAACCTTTATATCTGGTAATTTAAGTGTTAGTGGTGGATTGTTTATCACTGGTGGGAATGTAATAGCAAGGTCTGGTTCATCATTTATTGGTGATGGTAGTGGTTTAACAAACATCAACATCGCTAATTTAGCATTTGAAACTTCAATATTAAAAAGTGGTTCATTTACGGCATCAATTTCTCCTGATAAAGGATTTGTAGTTAATTCATCAGCCAGTATTTGGGGTAATCTTTATATTGGCAATAATGTTACTGCTTACGATGTAACTGCATCACATAGAGTATTTGCACCATTATTTACCGGTTCATTCTTAGGTACATATAATTTCCAAGGAGTTGGACCAACTGCATCTGCACAATATGATATTTTAAGATTTGATGAGGCGAGAGGATATTTTATACCTCAACCTGAAACATCATTAACTGAAACCGTATCGTTTAATAGTGTAAGTGATTTAACTATCGTACACAATTTGGGTATAAGATATCCAATGGTACAAGTATATGCAACTGGTTCTGAAGACCAAATATTACCTGGACAAATAATTGCAATCGATGAAGATACAATCCAACTTAAATTTGCTGGATTAACTTCTGGACATGTTGTAATTGGTAGTGGAGGTTCATTGATTAATGGTACAATTCCTGGTGATAGAGTATTTGGAAATGTACTATCTTCATCATACGCAATTAAAGCTGGTGTAGCGGAAGCGGTGGCGGGATTTGATTCATCTTCTTTGGCGCAATTATCAGCATCATTAGGTGATACTGCACAATATGTAAGAAACAATCAAACATCCTCAATGGCGGTGTTTAGTGCGGTGAGTGCATCTTATGCATTAACTGCATCATACGCATTAAATGCGGGAGATGGTGGTGGTACTGATTTATTTGTTTATTATACGAGTTCGTTAGTAAAATCACAAGTTGCAAAAATAAACTTTAGTGGTTCTGGCGTAAATTTAGTTCCATCTGGTTCGGATGGTGTATTAGTAACAATTAATGGTGGGTTAGCTCAGAGCTCTCAAACAGCATCTTACATATTATCAACTGGTGTAGATGGACCTTTGGGAATGGATAGTGTAACATTTGCACTTTCTTCATTAACTGCATCATACGCATTAAATTCGGCGAATACTGATACATCATCATTCTTAAACATTAATAGTGACCAAACAATAAACGCATCACTTACAATAAGTGGAAGTTTGGGAGTAAGTGGTAGTGTTGCATTTAGTAGTAGTATAGCATTTCAAAGTTTACCTTCTGGTTCATCAAACGAAGTTGTTATTTGGGACCCTATAACTAAAAGATTAGCATATAGAAACGTAGCTGCGGCAGTTGGTTCATCTGGTACCGGTGGTACTTCCGGAACTTCGGGAACTAGTGGAATTTCGGGAAGTAGCGGTTCTTCCGGTTCATCTGGTTCATCTGGAAGTAGTGGAAGCAGTGGAAGTAGTGGAAGCAGCGGAAGTAGTGGTGCTGATGGTACTTCCGGTTCTTCTGGTTCATCCGGAAGTAGTGGTTCGGTAGGAACATCGGGAAGTAGTGGAACTTCTGGTTCATCTGGTTCAAGTGGAAGTAGTGGTTCAGCAGGAACATCTGGTTCATCCGGAACTTCAGGAAGTAGCGGTTCATCGGGTACTTCTGCTACAAGTGGAACATCTGGTTCAGATGGTTCTTCGGGAAGTAGTGGAAGTAGTGGAACTTCTGGTTCAAGTGGAAGCTCCGGAACATCAGCAACTTCAGGAACTTCAGGAAGTTCTGGAACATCTGGAACATCGGGAAGTAGTGGTTCATCTGGTACATCTGGTAGTAGTGGAACTTCTGCAACAAGTGGTACATCTGGTAGTAGTGGAAGCTCGGGTTCATCCGGTAGTGGAGGAACTTCTGGTTCATCCGGTAGTGGAGGTACAAGTGGAACTAGTGGAAGTTCAGGAACTGCAGGCTCATCTGGAAGTAGTGGTACTTCTGGTAGTGGAGGTACGAGTGGTTCTTCGGCATCTTCCGGAACAGGAGGTACTTCGGGAACCTCTGGTACATCTGGTTCATCCGGTACAAGCGGCACTTCGGGAAGTAGTGGTAGTGGAGGAACTTCTGGTTCTTCAGCATCTTCCGGAACCGGAGGTAGTGCTGGTACATCGGGTACATCTGGCACAAGTGGCACATCAGGAACTTCTGGTTCATCCGGAAAAGATGGTTCATCGGGAACATCGGGAACTTCTGGTTCATCTGGGCAAGCTGGTACATCGGGAACTTCTGGCACATCTGGAAGCAGTGGAACATCTGGAACTAGTGGTAAAGATGGTACTTCGGGAACATCTGGAAGTAGTGGAACTTCAGGAACATCTGGTTCAGATGGTTCATCTGGTTCAAGTGGAAGTAGTGGAAGTAGTGGTACTTCGGGTACAACGGGTTCATTTGGTACATCGGGTTCATCAGGAACTTCTGGGAGCAGTGGTTCATCTGGAAGCAGTGGAACATCCGGTTCATCTGGTTCGGCAGGAACTTCAGGAAGTAGTGGTTCATCGGGAACTTCAGGAAGTAGTGGAACAAGTGGTACTGATGGAACTTCTGGTTCTTCTGGTTCATCGGGAACTTCTGGAACAACTGGTTCATTTGGAACATCTGGAACAAGTGGAACTTCTGGTTCTGATGGAAGTAGTGGAACTTCTGGTACTGATGGAACTTCTGGAAGTAGTGGTTCATCTGGTTCTTCTGGCACATCCGGAACGGATGGTTCTGCAGGTACTTCTGGTATAGATGGTACTTCGGGAAGTAGTGGTTCATCCGGTACATCCGGTTCATCTTCTACATCTGGTTCATCTGGAACTAGTGGAAGTAGTGGAACAACTGGAAGTAGTGGAACTTCGGGAAGTAGTGGCTCTGATGGTTCATCTGGAACTGCTGGTTCATCTGGAAGTAGTGGAAGTAGTGGAAGTAGTGGCACATCAGGAACTTCAGGTTCTGCTGGAACTTCTGGTTTAGATGGAACTTTCTTTGGTAGTAGTGGTACTTCTGGTACAAGCGGCACTTCGGGAACATCTGGCACAACAGGAACATCTGGAACATCTGGATTAGATGGAACATTCTTTGGTAGCAGTGGAACTTCTGGTGAAAGTGGAAGTAATGGTACATCTGGTAGTAGCGGAACTAGTGGCACAACTGGTTCTTCCGGAACTAGTGGTAGTAGTGGTATAACAGGTACATCGGGAACTTCTGGCTTAGATGGAACTTTCTTTGGTAGTAGTGGAAGTTCGGGTTCATCGGGAACAACCGGGACAAGTGGTACATCTGGTACATCCGGTACAAGTGGTACATCTGGTGTGGATGGAACTTTCTTTGGTTCATCTGGAACGAGTGGAGAAACTGGTACATCCGGTACATCCGGTACAACGGGTACCTCTGGTACATCGGGTGAAAGTGGAACTGCAGGGACTAGTGGTAAAGATGGAACTTTCTTCGGAAGTAGCGGCACAACAGGAACTTCGGGAACTTCGGGAACATCTGGTACTTCTGGTACAAGCGGCACATCGGGAAGTAGCGGTTCTTCTGGTTTAGACGGAACTTTCTTTGGTAGTAGTGGTACAACAGGAACATCTGGTTCAAGCGGAAGTTCGGGTACTGCAGGTTCAGCCGGTAGTGGTGGTACATCTGGAACTAGTGGAACGAGTGGAGAAAGTGGAACTTCTGGATTGGACGGTACATTCTTCGGTAGTAGTGGTACGAGTGGCGAAAGTGGAACATCCGGAACAGGCGGCACTTCTGGTTCAAGTGGGACTACTGGTACTTCTGGTACTTCTGGTGAAAGTGGAACTTCTGGTTTAGACGGAACTTTCTTTGGAAGTAGTGGTACAACGGGAACTTCGGGAACTTCAGGAATAAGTGGAAGTGAGGGAACTTCCGGAACTTCAGGAAGTAGTGGAACTTCTGGTTTAGACGGAACTTTCTTTGGAAGTAGTGGTACAACGGGAACTTCGGGAACATCTGGTGAAAGTGGAACGAATGGAACATCTGGTGAAAGTGGAACTGCTGGTTCATCTGGTACAAGTGGATTTGATGGTACATTCTTTGGAAGTAGTGGTACAACAGGAACATCTGGAACATCTGGTTCGGCAGGCACATCGGGAATTAGTGGAAGTAATGGTTCTTCTGGTACATCTGGTAAAGATGGTACTTTATTCGGAAGTAGTGGTACATCCGGAACATCAGGTACATCGGGAGCGGGTACATCTGGTACATCCGGATTGGGTACGAATGGTTCATCGGGAACCAGTGGTAAAGATGGAACTTTCTTTGGAAGTAGTGGTACATCAGGTACATCGGGAGCGGGAACATCGGGTACATCTGGAACATCTGGTTTAGGCACATCAGGTACATCGGGTGTAAATGGTACATTCTTTGGAAGTAGTGGTACAACGGGAACTTCGGGAACATCTGGAGCAGGTTCATCCGGTACTTCTGGTGTTAGTGGAACGAATGGAACATCTGGTTCTTCTGGATTCTTAAATTTAGCAGGAACAACTGATAATGGTATTATTACTTGGAATAACCCATTAACATTTGGTAATGTTGAAAGTAATTTAACTTTTGATGGTTCAACTTTAAGTGTAACTGGAAATACTGAAAATAGTGGATATGTAGCATCAACAACATATAGAGAAACTTATTCTGATTTAGGAACAGGAGGAAGTGTAACATTAGACCTTTCAACTGCAAATAACTTCAGAAGACAATTTAATGGAACAGCAACAATTACAATAAGTAATGCACCTGGAGCTCCTAGAGCATTTGGATTTACTTTAACTGCTGTAAATGCTGGGGCACATGTAATAACTTGGCCTGCTAGTATAGATTGGGTTAGTGGAACAGCACCTATATTAACATCAGCAGGTACGGATGTATTAACATTCTTTACATTTAATGGTGGTACAACTTATTACGGATTTGTAGTTGGAAAAAATATGAGTTAATAATTATAGTTATGAGTATAGCAAGAAAATTAATACCATCTGATTCGGCACAAGTGTTTCCATTTGTTTTTAGAATTACAACAACGGCAGCAAATACAGTATTTACAACTCCATTATCTGATTATGGTGGATTGACACCACAACTTACTATCGATTGGGGTGATAGTACTCCAAATTCTGGTTTAATAACCGCATCAAATTCTATAAATAGAATACACACTTATGTATCCCCTGGAACATATACAATTACTATTAGTGGATTTATGCCAGGATTTACTGTAAACAATAATTCTGGTATTAGAAATCTAGTTACCGAATTAGTACAATGGGGAATTGTTGGATTACGTTCTATAAATTTTTATGGATGTGTAAATCTAACAGTTATTCCTGGAAGTGATGATTTGGATTTAGTTGGTGGATATACTGGTTTAAATGAAGTTGTTTCTTTTGCTAATTTTATGAGAGGAACTAGAATAACCGCAATTCCTGCGGATATATTTGACTTTTCTCCGGCAGCAACAACATTTACCGATACCTTTTCATCAATAACAACATTGACAACCGTGCCAACTGGATTATTTAATAATGTAACATCAGCAACAACATTTGCATCTTGTTTTTTTGGTTGTACGGCGCTTGAATCAGTACCATCAACTTTATTTAACACAAATACTAATGTTGTAAACTTTTCTGGTACATTTAGAAACTGCCGTTCTCTAACAAATGTATTACAATTCACATTTAATACAAATGTAACAATTTTCAATAACGTATATAATATGAGTTCTACGGCAAACGCATTGACGGGAACAGCTCCTGAATTATGGTTAAGAACTCCAACTCCAGCTGGAACAGATGCATTTAATAATTGTACTGGTTTATCAAACTTCGCATCAATACCTCTAAACTTTAGATAATATGTATTTAAGAATAGTAAATAATACAACAACCTACCCATATACAATAAAAGATTTAAGAGAATCTTTGCCAAATGTAAGTTTACCTGCTAATTTGACAAATGAGCACTTAATAGAGTGGGATATGTATGAGGTAGAGTTTACACCTGCACCAATTGATTATACAAAAAATATTATAGAAGGTGCTCCAACTTTAATAGATGGTAAATACTATCAAAATTGGGTACAAACTAATGCAACGGAATCCGAAATTGAACAGAGATTAGAAGATAAATGGTTTGAAGTTAGGGAAATACGGAACCAATTATTACAAGAATGTGATTGGACTCAATTGGGTGACATATCAACTGAAACTAAAAATATTTGGAGTAATTATAGACAAGAATTGAGAGATGTAACAAATCAATCAAATCCTTTCAATATAAATTGGCCTGTTAAACCTTAAAAGAGGGATAGTTTATATTTATATCTATAACTTAAAAGATTAGATATTAAATGGTAATACACAATCCCATATTTTCGGGTTCAATAATTCAAGATAGAAATAATGCATTTGCTGACCTTAGCGGTTCATTTACTGGCTCTTTAACGGGTTCGTTTAAAGGAACTATTGATGTACAACAAGCATCGTTTGATAATCTTAGGGTAAATAATAGTTTATCGGTAAGTGGTTCGATGAGAATGACTGGTTCGATGAATTTAACACAAGGTGGATATTTAGTAGATGGGGTAAATGTATTGGATTCAGCTATCGCATTTGCAATAGCATTGGGATAAAATAAATAAAGATGGCAAATATATTTAAAAATAGTATAACGGGTTCAATTGGAACAACTGGTGTTACGGTGTATCAATCACCGGTAGCAACTTCAACAACTGTAATTGGTGTGAGTGTTGCAAACGTAAACACACACAATATTTCGGTAAGTGTAATGGTGCGTGATGCATCTTTAAATAACACTGTATATGTTGTTAAGGATTCTTTAATTTTACCCGGTAGTGCAAATGTATTAGTTGGTGGTGAACAAAAATTAGTTTTGGAAGCCGGAGATTTTCTTTCGGTAACCTCATCATTAGCTAATTCTGCTGATGTAATTGTTTCGGTTTTGGAAATTAGTTAAAAGTTGTAATGAATGGAATATTTAGGTGGTAACCCTAACGGTTTAAACCAATTAAGTTCAAGCTTAGTTGCGTTATATGTAAGTGGAAGTAAAATAGCTAACTTCTCATCTGAATCGGTGAGTGTAGTTGGTAATTTTACCGCTTCTGGAATTCAAACTAATAGAATTCAAACTAATTTAATCGTTAGTCAATCTAACTCACCTATATCGGTTATAGGTAATGTAAAAATAACAGGTTCATTAAATATATCATCATCGATATCTGCATCTATATTTCAGGGCGATGGTGGTGGATTATTTAATATTAATGCATCGGCAATTGGAGACCTAAATCAAATTAAATCGGGTTCAGCAATTGCACAAATTTCACCAAACAGAGGATTGGTAGTAAATGTACCAACTTCAATTGGTGGTGTATTAGCAGTAAACGGAAATTCAAATATAACAGGTTCGGTTGTAATAAGTCAAAACTTAAATGTGGCTGGAAGAATTACAACAACCGAATTACATACAACATTTATATCATCTTCAGTAATATTTTCATCTGGTTCGAATAAATTTGGTGATAATGTAGTTGATAGACAAGAAATAACCGGTTCTCTTTCAGTAAGTGGTTCTATTTTAGTGACGGGAGATTCTATACCAACCGATAATACAACAAATGAGGTGTTGGTATTGAATATGACTACCGGTAGAATCAGTAGAAGATTTGCAGCAGCAACTTCTGGTACTTCTGGTACTTCTGGTACATCTGGAAGCAGTGGAAGTAGTGGTACAACTGGTTCTGCAGGTACTAGTGGTTCATCGGGAACTAGCGGAAGTGGAGGAACTTCAGGAACTTCGGGAACATCTGGAACTTCCGGAACAAGTGGTTCATCGGGAACTAGTGGTAGTGGTGGTACATCGGGTAGTGGAGGTTCATCCGGTTCTTCTGGTTCAAGTGGAACTTCTGGAACTTCTGGAACAAGAGGTAGTGCAGGTACATCGGGTAGTGGAGGAACTTCTGGTTCATCTGGTACAAGTGGTTCATCTGGTTCAAGTGGAACTTCGGGAAGTAGTGGTTCATCTGGTTCAAGTGGAACTAGTGGGACAACGGGTTCAGCAGGTACATCTGGTAAAGATGGAACTTCTGGAAGTAGTGGTTCATCGGGTACATCTGGTAAAGATGGTACTTCTGGGACAAGCGGAACTTCTGGTAGTAAAGGTTCGGATGGAACTTCAGGAAGTAGTGGTATAACTGGAGGAGCAGGAACTTCTGGTACAGGTGGTACAACTGGTTCTGCAGGAACTAGTGGCACTTCTGGTACAAGTGGAACTTCGGGTACATCTGGTTCAAGTGGTTTAACCGGAGCTGGTGGTGGAAGTGGTTCATCGGGAAGTAGTGGTTCATCCGGAACATCTGGAACTTCAGGTAGTAGTGGTGTATCCGGTTCATCGGGAAGTAGTGGAACTTCGGGAACTTCAGGTACATCTGGTATAAGTGGTGCTGGAGGTACAAGCGGAAGTGGTGGAACTTCGGGTACATCTGGTTCATCTGGTACATCCGGTAAAGATGGTTCATCGGGCACATCTGGTACAAGAGGAAGTGCAGGTACATCCGGTAGTGGAGGAACAAGTGGAACTACTGGTTCAGCTGGAACTTCTGGTAGTGGTGGAACATCTGGAACATCCGGAACTAGTGGAGTAACGGGTTCTTCGGGTTCTGCAGGAACTTCCGGAACTTCTGGTAAAGATGGAACTTCCGGTACTTCTGGTACGAGTGGAACTTCTGGTAAATCTGGTAGTTCGGGAACTTCCGGTACATCTGGAACAAGTGGAACTTCTGGTATATCTGGCACATCTGGAACTAGTGGAAGTGCAGGTACAAGTGGAAGTGCAGGTACAAGTGGAAGTGCAGGCACAAGCGGAAGTGGAGGCTCGGCAGGAACTTCTGGAACATCAGGCACATCAGGTACATCAGGTACTTCAGGAAGTGGTGGTACAAGCGGAAGTGGGGGAACATCTGGTTCTGGTGGAACTGCAGGAACTTCTGGTAGTGGAGGAACTTCTGGTAGTGGAGGAACTTCTGGTAGTGGTGGTACATCGGGAACAAGAGGCACCGCAGGAACATCTGGAACTTCTGGAACATCTGGAAGTAGTGGAAGTAGTGGTTCATCTGGTTCATCCGGAACAAGTGGAACTTCTGGAACTTCTGGAACTTCTGGAACAAGCGGAAGTGGAGGTACATCTGGTTTATTATCATTAACCGGTACAACTAATAATGGTGTAATTACCCTAAACGGAACTGCACCAAACGGAACGGTTGAAAGTAATTTAACTTTTGATGGAACATTATTGACAGTAACCGGTAACGCCACAATTACAGGAAATTTAACTGTAAGTGGTACAACAACTACGATTAATACTGAAACAATCCTATTAGCGGATAATATTATAACTCTTAACTCAAACTTTACATCTGGCGCACCAAGTGAAAATGCTGGTATAGAAGTTAGGAGAGGTTCATCATCAACAGTACAATTTTATTGGGATGAAACTAATGATAGGTGGTATGCTGATAACACATTACAAGTAAATGGTAACATAATCCTTAGCGGTACAATTGATACGGGACAAGGTGCAACCGAAGTTTACTTAATGAACCAAAATCTTCGTACAACTGATAACGTAAATTTTGGAAATATAAGAATAAGTGGTGTAATACAGAATAATAGCGGTACAACTATATTAGACCAAAGTGGTAATGTACCTGGTTCAGCTGGTAGTGTAGCGTGGGCTAACATTTCTGGTCAACGAACTTTAACACGTGATAATGCAGGTCTTAGAGGAGATGCTGGAGCACGAAGTGGTTTCTTTGAAACATCATCTCCTACAAATTATTATACAGGTGCATCCAGTTGGCAACATCTAATTGATGTAAGGCATACTAACGATGGTAACAATTATGCAATGCAACTTGCGGGTAGTTTCTTTGACCAAGCTATTTGGTTTAGAAAAACTAATGATTCCGCAACAACTGCTTGGAGAAGACTTGTAACTAATGATACTGATACTACTTGGAATCTTAATATTACTGGTACTGCCGGTAGTGAAACTTTGGCAACCGTAACTAATAGAGGTAATATATCAACTGGTGACATTTACACACCGGGTGGAAGCTATTTTAGAGCAAGATATACATCGAATAATACATATCATGGTTCATTTAGTTGGTATCATCTTCAGTTAGGTAACAATGGTGATAACTACATTATAGCAGGTAGAACTAATACGGGAGGTAGATTAAGATTTTTCGTAAATAATACAACAGATTTCACATCAATCAATGGTACTGAAGGTATGAGATTGGATAGTGATGGTAGATTATATTCTTATATAGATACTCGTTCTCCAATATTTTATGATAATGATAATACATCGTTTTATGCAGATTTTAACTCAACCGGAACTTCGATAAACGCAGCTGGATTTATTCAAGGTTCTAATATAAACACATCGATACGATATTTGGGTACTGGTGTTTCGTACAATAACGATAGAACTACTAAAGTATCAAATGGTTTGGCTGTTTATCAAGCATACAATGGTGGTTCAAATTCACCATGGACGTATGATACCGCACTTCAAATAATCGCAAGTGGTACAGGATTTGAATTTTCAGCCGATTGGATATCAACTGGTTCAACTGGATTAAAAATTCGTTCACTTAGAGATTGTTGTCAAAACTGGTCTTCTTGGTCTGATGTTGCAACGTCAAATCGTTCATTTACTAACACGGTCGATTTAAGAGCACCTGTATTTTATGATTCAGATAATACCGCATTCCGTTTAGATTTAAATTCATCATCAAGATTAAGAAACTTATATGTTGGTGATTCTGGTAGCGATTGGTCCGATCCAGGAGGATGGGGGACTCAACTACATGTTTCAAACGGTCCACATTCTATTATAAGAGTATATGCACGAAACGAAGGTATTGAAACCGGTATGTTCTCACATGTTGGTGGGCAATCTAAAGTGGGTTCGTTTACAAATCATAATTTTAGTATAGTTAGAAATTTCTCAGATAGAATGATATTCTATTCTGGATATACATACGCAAATGGATATTTGGAAGCTCAAAGTGATATGAGAGCACCAATATTCTATGATTCAAACGATACATCTTGGTATGTAGACCCTAATTCGGTATCTAGAATGTATTCAGTTCAAGCTCGTAACTTAGGTGGAGCGAACTTACAAGTTGTTAGTACAAATATTGGTGTAAATGCAGTTAATGAAGCAATAACCTTTATAGATGGTAGTATTGTTCAAGCTCATACTTCAACCGGTACTGGATGTGGTGGATGTTGTTATAATTGGTACTCATCCGAATGGTTAGAAATTGATCCTGAAAAAGATTATGAGTTTAGTGTTTGGGTAAGAAGTACAGGAAACGATGCAATTTATTTTGGTTGGCATGAACTTAATGCAGCTGGAAACTATATATCTGCGAACCCTTACTTCCATGGTTCTTATAGAAATACAAATGGTACTTGGATTCAGTTAAAAGCAATGCTTAGAAACTGGCGTACACCTGCCAATGCTTCTAATACCGAAGGACAAGATAGATATGCAAATAATACTTCCGAAGAAGCACATTATTCTAGTGATGGTGTAATGCACTCAACAACAAGAAGAATACATGTTAGATTTGGTACTTGTTATGGTAGCGTTGCTGGTAGTAAAACTTACTATCATGGATTAAAAGTAAGAGAGAATCCGGTATCGGATGTAGCTAATCAATTCACCGTTCCTTATTATAATGGTTCTTCTTATGTAGGTAGAATGAGATGGAGAACGAATACCCATTGGGATTCTCGTTCTGGTATCGATATTATAGGTGCTGCTGGTGAATTCCGTATGAGTTCAGATAGTGGTAACTTAAACCTTAGAGTTGACGGTTGGATTATAGGTGAGGATTATGTACAGGGCAGTGGCGGAGTTTATGGTCCAGTATTCTATGACACTAACAATAGTGCATATAGAATGGACTTAACTGATTCCGGAAACTCAATAGTAGCAGCGGGTTCTTACAATGTACAAAATCATAATAAACCTGCTATATTATTAAACTCATCCGGTACATCATCGGCTGGTGCAGCATTTGCTATTCAACAAGTAACCGGAGAAGGTTGGACAGGTATATTCGTAGATTACGAACCATATACTGGATGGGGATTGTATCATGATAACCCAAATAACTTCTTCTGTATTACATCGGAAGGAACTACCGGTCAAATAAGAAGCTTTACTGTTCCAAGTAGAGCATCTGGTAACAGAACTGCTTATGAAAAAATAAGATTAGACCAAAATAATGGTAACATTATAATGGGTGGTAACCTTGATGTTTATGGTGGTAATATTACAATTAGAAAAAGTGGTACTGATTCTAGAATAGATTTTGCAGCACAATCAAATGATCCTGGTTATATTTGGCACTATGAATCATCTAACACCGCGAGAATGTGGTTTGCGGCATCAGATGATGATGGTACAAATGATTACTTTGGATTTGGATTCACCGGTGATAGAGAAAGATTAATTATTTACACATCCGGTAGAATGGATGTTCCTATAATTTACGATAGAAACAACACCGGATATTATGTAGACCCGAATGGTTCAACACAATTAGCAACAGTATATGCAAATGATTGGTTCAGACCTCAAGGATGTACTGGTGTTTATTTGCAATCTTATGATAAAGGTATTTGGTCTCCTGAATGTGCTGGTAATGCGTATGGTACTGTAAATACTTACGGAAGTGGTAGAAACGGATGGTATGGATGGGGTATCGGTAGTAGATACGTCTTAATGAGTACATTAGGTGATAATGTGGGTATGCACGATAACAGCCGTAGCTGGATTTGGTATATGGATGGTGGAAGGCTACAAATGTATTGGGCTGGAAGCCGTAGAATGGTAACTGAATCACATGGTGTGTACTTTGATGCGGATGCTAGAGCTTCTATATTCTATGACCACGATACTTCTTTCTATTTTGATGGAAATGGTACAACTAGATGGCAAGGATTAGATTCCTACTCTAAAATGAGAATTGGTCTTACCGGTAGAAACAATGAAAGAAGAAACGATTATTCAGGTGGCGATACCAACTATTGGACAGGTGCTATGGGTTGGGGTACTACTGATTTTATCTCCGCATTTAACTGGGGTAGTGGATTTATCGATACGTGGGGTGGTATTCCAAACTCTCCTGGTGATACATCTCACTATGTAGGTGTTCAAGCATCTCACTATGTAGCTGGATATAATAATGGATATGGTATCCAAATAGTTGGTGGACCTATTCAAGGTTTATGGCATACATCTTATTGGAATACAAAACGTTCTTGGTATAAAATAGCAATGTATGGACTGAACGAAAGTTCAGGTACATTCTGGTCATCAATAATGTATGATTCCAATGATAGTGGTAGATACATTGACCCTAATGGAACATCACAACTTCAAGAAGTTTATTCATTCTCATATAGAGGTAACGGTAACGTAGGTGGAACAGGTAACGCATCTTGGCATCCAAATGGCATCTATTCGGCCGGATATAACTGGTTGTATGGTGGTATGAATGCTGGCGGTGGTTCTGCTACAAACTTTGGTGATGTAAGAGCGAACATATTCTATGATAACCAAAATACTGGATATTATTTAGACCCTAACTCGGTATCACAACTTCGTTATGTGATGGCAGATGATTGGTTTAGACCACAAGGCTGTACCGGTGTTTATTGGAATTCGTATGGTAGAGGTATGTGGATGCCTGAGTGTGAGGGTAATCCTTATGGTAACATAACAACCTATGCTGGCGGTAGAAACGGATGGCAAGGCTGGGGCATACAAAGTAGATATACCCTAATGAGTACGGGTGGTGATAACGTTGGTATGCATGATTCGGCTAGAGGCTGGATTTGGTATATGAGTGGTGCTGAATTGAATATGTATTGGGCAGGTAACCGTAGAGCTGTAACAACATCTTGGGGTACATACTTTGATGGATATACTGAAGCAGGTGGTTCAGTAAGAGGGCCTATATTCTATGATAACCAAGATACTGGTTATTATTTAGACCCACATAATACTGACCAACAAGGTTTAAGAATTAGAGGTGGTACTTTACATGGACCTAACTGGTGGTGGGGAGCTTATTTAAGAGTTGGTACAAATAACTATGTTGATAGCTGGGCTACTATATTCACATCGAATGGTAACTTACACATCGATGCGAGAGCGGGTTATCCATTGTATTTAAACTGGCACACCGGTAACGATACGTTATTAACCGGAGCTATTCAAGCACGAATATACTATGATATAGATAATACTGGATACTATTTTGGTAGCGGTGGTTCTGCAGATTCTAGATTGGGATATGTAAACTGTAATGGAGGATTTTCACAACCAAACAACCAATTCCAATTCGTAACTGATAGAGCGAGCCGTGCGGGTGATACGAATACCGCTAACCTACAAGCTTGTGCGAATAGTAACTTATCTGCATTCTTCTCTTGGCACAAATATGGTGTATTTGCAACCAATATGGGACTTGATAACGATAACGTAATTCGTATCGGTGGATGGTCAATGAGTGCTAATAGATGGCAATTAGACCCATCGGGTAATATGTATGCAGCTGGTAACGTAGTTGCGTATTCATCTGATGAAAGATTGAAAGAAAATATTACTACAATTGGGGATGCATTAGGAATGTTGAAACGATTGAGAGGTGTTTACTTTGATTGGAAACCAATTGTTGATGAATTAGGATTCTATCCGGAAGATAGACATGATATTGGTGTTATTGCACAAGAAGTTGAAAAGGTAATACCACAAGCTATTAAACCAGCTCCATTTGATGCACTTGCCGATGGTAAATCGATATCCGGACAAAACTATAAGACTGTACAATTAGAAAAAATTGTTCCTGTACTTATACAATCGGTTAAAGAACAACAGGTAATTATTGAATCACAATCGAAAGAAATTGCTGAATTAAAAGAAATTGTTGGTAAGATATTAAAATTACACAATCAATAAGTTATTTTTCAAAATAAATATATTTATAGAAAACAATTATATTATGGGATATACTGAACATTGGGAACTAAAAGGCCTAAGAAAACAAAATTATGGTGACCTTTCTGGTGTAATAATCGGAACAACTTGGAAAGTCACACTTACGGATGAAGATGGGTTTGAAGGGTCATTTAGTGGAGCAACTCCATTTAGACCTGTTGATGTTGATATTGACAACTTTACTGAATATAACGAATTGACCGAAGAACAAGTTTTGGCATGGGTAAAAACTACGGTAAGTGGTTCTAATCCAACAACAAACTATTGGGACCATATACATGGTAGAATCCAAAAAGAAATTGATGCCAAAAAGTATAATGTTCAGGTAGTTACCGAACATGATTTACCTTGGTCACCAACATCGGGAAGTTCTGTTACACCAGACCCATTGGCAGGTGAAGCATTATATGCAGCTTCTGCTGATTAAAATGTATAAAATAAAAAATGTAAGAACTCAAAACACTTTCTATTATAAAATTGTGTTTTGAGTTTTTTATTTATATTTATACGTGTATTTTTGACAGAATACAATTTATAACAAAAATCTAATTGGAGAAATAAAATGGCAGAAAGAATCGTATCACCTGGTGTATTCACAAGAGAAAATGACCTATCATTTATAGCACAAGGGGTAGGGGAAATTGGAGCAGCATTTATAGGACCTTTTAAACAAGGACCTGCGTTTGTTCCTACTATCGTGAGAACACAATCAGAATTTGAAGATATCTTCGGAACACCTGATGGAACTTATTATACTGAATATTCAGTACAAAATTATTTAAGAGAAGCTGGTTCGGCAACTATTGTAAGAGTAGCTGGAGTTGGTGGGTATGAGCAATCTAAGGCTTTAGGTCTTTTTGCTACACCATCTGGTTCAACTCAAAAATTAATTGGTGTATTATATAATACCAATTTAGGAGCACAAGATGTTGGATTCGATACAGTAACTGCGGCTAGTGCTAGTGCATTTAATTCATTGGGTAAATTTATACTATTTGGTGGATTGGATTCTAACCTACTATCTGGTTCAGCGGTAGCAATTTCTGCATCATTGAATCCAGCTGATATAAATGATATTTCCGATGTATTTGGTACTTCTCCAATTGTATCACAAGCGAGTACATCTAAGAAAAGTTATTCATTTATCTACTTTGAAAATTCAGCATCATTGGTGTGTGCAGCAGAGGCTTCGGCATCATTTGAAGTTAAAGAATTGCCTGACCAAGATTATACGGGAGATACATTAGTTCCTGCATATTCTGAAGCATTTACTCCTTGGGTTAAATCTCAAGATATAAGTGGTGATAGATACGAACTTTTCCGTTTTGCAACATTAGGACATGGTACTAACTACAACACTAAATACAAAATTGGTATTTCGAATGTAAAAGCAGCAGGTGAAGATGGTGCAACTGATTACGCAACATTTACTGTAAGTATTAGAAGTTTTGTTGATACTGATAGAAGAAAAGCTGTTATTGAAACATTCAATAATGTAAACTTAGACCCTGCATCTCCTAATTATATTGCTAGAAGAATTGGTGATAGATATTTAACTATCGATTCTGACGGTAAAATTACTGAAAATGGTGACTATGTAGCTAGGTCAAAATATATTAGAGTAGAAGTTAAGGAAGCGGGTGCATATCCTGTATCAGCAGCTCCATTTGGACACTCTGCATATTTTAATCCAATTGCGTTAGTTACTTTAGATGCATCAAAAGTTCCAGCAGTTGTATATACAACCGGTTCTGTTAATAACACATCATCATCTCCATTGAATTTCTCTGGATTTGATTTTGAAAAGACAGGTGTATCTACTGATAACAAACAATATTTAAAACCATTACCTTTGGGTGTTGGAGTTGGTGCTAACGTAGATTTTGCTTTCGATAATAGTTCTTTAGGATTAACATTCGAAATGACAGGTTCTGCATCATCTGATATGGCTAAAAGACAATTTGTATTGGCTTTCCAATCTGGATACGATGGTATGAACCCAACTACAAAAGCGGCTAAAGCTGGTGATGCAGAATGGGGTGCGGCGAATACACAAGGATTTAATTGTTCTTCTGCAATTGCAGGTGGTTCATTATCATACACCAGAGCAATAAACGCTGTATCTAACCCAGATGAGTGGGATATCAATATGGTAGTAACTCCTGGTATTGTTAAAAGTATTCACCCATCGGTTACTCAAAGAGTAATTGATATGGTTGAAGATAGACAAGATGCATTCTACATTGCTGATTTTAACAACTATACTGATTCAATTACTGAAGCAACCGAAGCGGCAAATTCAGTAGATTCTAACTATGTAGCTACTTACTATCCTTGGGTTAAAACAATTGATACAAATACAAATAAACTTACAACTGTTCCACCTTCAGTATTACTACCAGCGGTATTCGCACAAAACGATAGATTAGCGGCTGAGTGGTTTGCACCTGCAGGTTTGAATAGAGGTGGTATCACCGGAGCGGTTAGTGTATTGAATAGATTAACACACGCTGAAAGAGATACTCTATATGAGAACAAAGTAAACCCAATTGCGGCATTCCCTGGACAAGGTATTGTGGCATTTGGACAGAAAACATTGCAAGATAAAGCATCTGCTTTAGATAGAATCAATGTTAGAAGATTACTTATCACTGTTAAGAAATTCATCGCATCTACTTCTAGATTCTTAGTGTTCGAACAAAACACCGCAACAACTAGAGGAAGATTCTTAAACACTGTGAACCCTTACTTAGAAGCAATTCAACAAAGACAAGGTTTATACGCTTTCAGAGTAGTGATGGATGAAAGTAATAACACACCTGATGTAATCGATAGAAACATATTAGCTGGACAAATTTTCTTACAACCTGCGAAGACTGCGGAATTCATCGTAATTGATTTCAACATTCTTCCAACCGGAGCAAGTTTCTCAGCATAATATAAAAACGTAACAAAGAGATATTTATTAATAAAATAAAGGAACAATAAAATGGCAGAAATACTAGAGTTTGATAAGATGTTCTATACGAACTTCGAACCTAAGATGAAAAATAGGTATGTGATGGAATTCGGCGAAGTTGGATTACCTGCATATCTTGTAAAAGCGGCTAATAGACCTACTATTCAATTTGAAGTAGTAACATTAGACCATATCAACGTAAAAAGAAAGTTGAAGGGTAAAGGTGAGTGGCAAGATATTACTCTCACTCTGTATGACCCAATTGTTCCATCAGCAGCACAAGGTGTAATGGAATGGATTCGTTTATCACATGAATCTATTACTGGTAGAGATGGATACGCAGAGTTCTACAAAAAAGACATTGATTTTTATATGTTAGGACCTGTGGGTGATAAGATTGAGCAGTGGAAATTAAAAGGTGCATTTATCAACCAAGCAAACTTTGGTGATGTTGCATTTGATTCTAATGAACCTGCAACAATCGAATTAACACTATCTTATGATTACGCAATCTTAGAATTCTAAAAATATTCCTTACGGAAGCTACCGAAGGACAACCCTCATCAGAAATGGTGGGGGTTTTTTATTTCCAACTTTTTAAAATTTATGTATTTATATATACAAACAAAAAATAGACGTTATGAGTGAAAAACAATATGATTTTCCAACGGAAGTATTAGACCTTCCATCAAAAGGGTTAGTTTACCCAAAAGACCATCCATTAGCATCTGGTCAAATTACTATTAAACACATGACTGCAAAAGAAGAAGATATTCTTTCTAATCAAAATCTTATTAAAAAAGGTATAGTATTGGATAAATTATTTGAATCTATTGTTGTAGATGATGTTAATATAAATGATATTATTATTGGTGATAAAAACGCAATTGTATTGGCAACCCGTTTGTTGGGATATGGTCCTGAATACAAAATGAAGTTTTACTCATCGGTTACTGGAGATAGTAAAGAAATAACAATCGATTTATCAAAAGTACAAACAAAAGAAATAGATTTTTCCGCTTTTAAAAATAAAAATGAGTTTGAATATACCCTACCTTCTAGTGGTAAAAAAATTACTTTTAGATTACTTACTCATTACGATGAAATAGCAATTGAAAAGGATATTGAAGCTTTAAAAAAATTGAGTAAAGATGTATCGGCGGATATTACAACTAGGTTACGTTATATGATTAAATCGGTTGACGGTGATAATAGTGTAGGTGCTGTAAATAAGTTAATAAATGGTATGTTAGCTAGAGATAGTAGAGCATTCAGAGAATATGTAAAAAATATTTCTCCTGACATGGATATGAAATATGAATATGAACATGAAACTGGTGAAAAGGAGGTCATCAATATTACGTTAGGTGTTGGGTTTTTTTGGCCTAGCTAAAGACCATAGCGTAATGGTACATTCTCAAATATTTGATATGATAAATTATGGGAATGGTTTTACTTTTTCAGATGTATACCAGATGCCAACTTATTTAAGAAATTTTTATTATAATAAGTTGGTAGATACTAAAAAGAAAGAATCTGAACAAATTAAAAAAACAAACTCTCAAAAATCATCTAAAGTTAGGATAAGGTAACCCCAAATCCTAACTTTTTGTTTTATTGGATATTTATACAATATAAAACCATGGCGATATGAAAAAATATAAAATATCTAAAAAAAATCTAAAAGAATTTTTTGGGTTTTTCACTAAAAAAGTGAAAACACCTGCTGAAATTCAAAAATTAATAGATAATGATCCTGTGCTACAAAGGTTAGAAAAAGATTTGAAAGTAATCAATTCAAAAAATCAGGATTATATGGATGGATTGAAAACTAAAAATCCAAAACTATATAAATGGTTGGATGATAATGGGATGATAAATACTCAGTATTAATATAGATGAATCAAAACGAAAGAGCAAAACGTGATTTATTAATAGAAATTGCGGAAATTAACGAAAGAATTTCCGAGCAGAATAAACGTGCCGCAGTCGCAACGGGTGAAGAAAGAGAGGAGTTAGAACGTAGAATAGCTAATAATAGAATTGCTCTCGGTATAGCTGAAGACCAATTAGATGTTGTAAAAGATATACTGGCTGAAGAAAAAAAGCAAGCAAAACTAGCGGAAGAAAGGAATAAGAGACAACAAGAAGCAAATGATTTGCAGGATGAATTTGCCACATCCTTTACAAGAATGGGCAATCAGCAAAAAAAGTTTCTTACCGATTCAAACTCCTCTAGTAATTCATACGCTAATATTACTGCAAAGATAGTAGAATTAAAACAACAAGAAGTTGATGCATCCGATGACGATAGAGCTATTTTGGCACAAAGACGTGCTATTTTAGAAGGAATACGAACCGAACAAATAGAAGCTGCTGAAGCTGCTGCAATGGCTAGACAGGAAATGTTTGGAATATCAGATGCGGAACAACGAAGAAATGAATTTCAACAATCAATAGCCGGTTTATCTCAAGATGAAAAAGATATGGCAGAAGCAACATTTGCTGCCAAAGAAAATCTATTATTACAACAAGAAAGATATAATCAATTACAACAGGGTGGTAGCGAAATTTTAGGAAAATTGCCAGCCGGCGTTCAAAGTGTAGTTGGTGGTATTAAAAATATGATATCCGGAATACGTGCTTTCGGTATTGAGGCGGCAATAGCAACTGCGGGTATTACATTAGTAATTGGTGCGATAATAGCTGGAGTGGATTATATGATGGGCATGGAAAAAGCCAGTGAAGAATTTAGGAAAGAAACTGGTATTACAAATTCTATGATGGCCGATATGAATGATAAGGCCGTTTCCATAAATAAACAATTTGCAAATTATGGTGTATCTATCGAAGATGCATACGATACAATGGCAGCTTTAAGAGATGAGACTTCTGAAATTGCAAATTATTCGGAAGCTGCTGTTGCCGGCCTTACCTTAATGAAAACTAATTTTGGTGTAAGTGCTGAAGAAGCAGCGAAAGTGCAAGGAGTATTAGAAAGTGTAGGAGGATTATCAGAAGATACTGCGGTTAATGTTCAGATGCAAGTTGCCAATATGGCTAAATTAGCAGGAGTTGCTCCTAAGAAAGTATTGAAAGATATTGCCGATAATGCAGAAGCAGCTTCTACCTTTTTTAAAGGTGATATTACATTATTATCACAACAAGCGGTACAAGCTAGAAGATTAGGTACAAACTTAAAAGAGGTAACGGCTACCGCAGAAAAACTTTTGGATTTTGAAAATAATATTGAACAAGAATTAGTAGCGGCAACTTATGTTGGTGGACAATTTAACCTTAATAGAGCAAGAGCTTTGGCAATGGAGGGTAAATTGGTAGAAGCGCAAGAAGAAACGTTGAAACAAATTCAAAGAAGTGGTGATTTCAGACAGCAAGATTATTTTACACAACAACAATTAGCCAAAGCTGCTAATATGAGTGTTGAAGAAATTAATAAACAATTAAACGCACAGGAAAAATTAGGTAAATTAAACGAAGAAGATAAAAAACGTGCCCAAGAAGCGATAGATGCTGGATTAGATATTACTAACTTAAATGATGAACAATTAATGCAAGAGGTTGAAAAAGCCGCTGCACAAAAGGAAATGGCATCTACTATAACTGATATGGAAAATACATTCAAAGGTATTTTAGCGTCTGTTGGTGGTGCATTGCTTCCTATATTTCAACTGTTAGGACCTGTGCTAGCATTTGCGTTCTTCCCATTAAAGTTAGCAGCTAAAGCACTTCAATTTATCATAGATGGTATTATGTGGTTATTGAAAAAAATACCTTTTGTTGGTGATATGGTTGATAAAATAGGAAGTTTGACTGGTCAAGTTGATTCTGCTGTTACTAATTTTTCTGTGGCAGGGTTAGAAGGTGGTGGAATGGGTAGTGTTGTTGAAGCCGGTGATGTGATTTCTCCAGCGAATGGACAAACTATGATTTCTACAAAAGAAGGTGGTTTACTAAAATTATCTGGAAACGATGATGTAGTAGCTGCTCCTGGAGCTGCAAGTGCAATTGGAGGTGGTTCAAGTTTAGCGGCTTTATCTGCACCACTAAACGCTATGATTAATGAAATAAAGGCTTTAAGAGCAGATTTGGCAGCCGGTAAAATAGCAGTTAATATGGATGGAGCAAGGGTTTCAGCAGGAATTGGTAAAATTGTTGATGGTAGTAGCCGTAACAATTTTTCTATGGGTTAAAATAAAATAATATGCCTACTTTAAGAGAATTATTTAAAACAAAAAAAATTGACGGTAATCTAACTGCTGAGCAAAAATACGCTATTCGTAATAGTAAAGATGTGCCTGTTATTGATGGGTTTGCAATTAATGCATTGAGAAGAAGTCCTATTGCTAATAGAACACGTGAAACTAGATTAGAAGAAGAATTAATAGGTGTAAGAGCAATTAGAGGCCTTAGAAGTCCAATATTATATGGTACTGATATCATACGATTAAAAGAAAAAACAACTCCAATTTTAACTGATATGAAATTGGAAGCCAATGGTGTTCAAAATCAAGATGGTGGATTGATTGGAAAGGGATTAGATAGATTGACTGGTGGTAAGATAAAGAGTGTACAGGAAATAAAATCTAAAGTAACAAAACTTGCAACACAAATAACTACAAAGTTGGGAATAAATTTTCCAGAAACTATGATTCCAACTAGAGTAGCAAATGATTTAATGTTTAAAGAAGCAAGCCCACACCAAACGGCTGATACTGTAATAAAAATAAAAAAGAAATCAGAAGGTAATTTACCTGGACAAATATTAGCTTCGGCATTCAAAAGTGGAACACCTAATCAAATTGGTAATAAGATTGCTGGTGAAGCTTTAAGATTGGGGAAACAACAATTAAAAAAGGCTTTATTTGGTGTTAATACAATAGATATGGGTGGTATAAGAGTACAACCCAATATTGGAATTGGTACAAGGGGATTGGTAAAAACGGTTCATAGTGATAAAGATACAACAAGTCTATTTGCACAGGTAATTGGTGGAGTACTTCCAAAATATTCAAAGCATGTAAACCCTATTGCGGATACTATTAGAGAAAAAAATGATTTATCTACAATTTATGCGGATAGATATAATGATATTGCTGCTTTAGATCCTGGTGAAATGAATTTATTAAATAGAACTGTTGAAAATGCTTCTATACCAGTTGGGCCATCTTCTCCGAGATTTGAAAGATATTCGGTAAGACGTGGGTTTCCTAATAGGGAACAACAAAGTGGATATGAGTTAGAAAAGAATATAGAAACTAGTAGAGGAATGACTAGTAAATCGGATTATCTAAATAGTTTAGGTCCATATTCTTCTCCTAATGGTGCACCTCAAACCGATGGTACAAATAAATTTTATGAAGATTATGATTTTGTACCACTAAAATTTTATTCCATAGCTAAAGAAACTGCTGTAAATTTTAGAGCAACGTTATCTGGATTAACTGAAAATTTAAGCCCATCTTGGGAAAGTAATAAAACATTGGGAAATCCATTTAGTTATTATACTTATTCTGGTATTGAACGAAGTGTAACATTTACGTTTAAAGTGTTTTCTCTAAATGCAAACGAACATAAGCAGGCTTGGGAAAAGATTAATTTCCTAACAGGACTAGTATATCCTGCAAATGGTATAGGTGTTAGTGGAAATGTATTCATTACTCCTCCATTTTTAAAATTAACATTAGGTGATATGTTTAAAAATGCAGAAGGATTTATTGAGACATTATCGTATAATGTAGAAGATATATATCCTTGGGAAATTGGATTTGATATAGATAGAACATCCGATGTTGAAAACTATAAATTACCTAGAATTTTAAGTGTTGATGTGACATATAAATTCTTAGATACAATGGGTGATTCATATAATATTGGTGAAGATGGTACATTTTTGGCAAATAGATTTTATTCTTTTGGTGGAGTTGGAAAAAACCAATCAACTAGAAAAGGATTAGAAAATGGTAGTAATTTGGATGGTTCTACTAATCCTGAATTACCGGAGGCACTTGTATCTGCTAAAAAACCTGATTCTGCTATAAAAAAAGATATAGGTAAAATTAGTAATGCGGCAACCGCTAATTTAAAACTGAAAGATATAAAAAACGTAACCACAAACACGCCATCGATACCAAATTTAGCGGGCCGTTTGGGAAGATAAATAAAATATTATGATTAGTAGATACGAAAATAATCCAAGCAAAAAAACAATTGATGGTAGAGAAGTCTATCAATCAAAGATATATCCCAATATCGAATTAAGAGATACTGATTTATATGTAGCAACGGAGACTGGTGATAGATTGGATACACTTGCACATCAGTTTTATAATGATTCATCTTTATGGTGGATTATAGCATCTGCAAATAATATACATGATGCGCCAATTGGGTTACCGGATGGTACTATTTTAAGAATACCTGAAGCATATTTATCTATTATAAGGGACTTTAAAAATGTTGAATTCTAATGTGGCCACAGTTAACAAATATAGAAACATCTATAAGTGATACGATTAAATCTAGAAGTAATACTAAAGTAGCATCAAAATTAAATCCTTGGGTTAGAATAATTTCGGGAGCAGTTGTTAGTGGTGTACAGGGATTAGTTATATCATCTAATAACGATTTTAAATTATTCAAAGCTGCAGACCAAAATTTTGGTACAATATATGGTAGTAAATCCGAATCCGGTGCGTTAGGTTATGATTTAGCAAATAAAAACGCAATAGGTGCAGGCGGTGAAGGTAGAGGATTTAGACCTTCTCCCATAATAACAAACTTAAATTCTAAAGAAGGTAAAGACCAAATATCTAGAGAATTAGAACTCACTATAAAGTGTTTTTCTAAAGACCAAATGGAATTACTCCAATCTTTTCTAATGGAACCTGGATATAATCTATGTGTTGAATGGGGATTTAATACTGCCAGAGCGATGACACAAATGATTAATACCGGTGGAAGTTTGGAAAGTATTCTAAATTCTGTGGCAGACCGATGTTTGAATCAGGATAACATTCATGCGGTAAGAAAAAGTTCCGGCGGTGAATATGATATATTTTTAGGATTTATAGTTGGTGGAACTGTTACTTCGGACGGTGAATCGTTTATACTAACTATAAAATGTAAAGGAGCACCTGGATTACCAACATTTTTACAAACTCATAGAAAAACACAACAATTGGGGGCAGATGGTAAAGTAATAGAATTACCAACTGTACAACCATTTAATCCATCCGAACTACTAAATGATGACTCTACTTCTCAAGATGTAATTAGAAAGCGTAGGTTTAAATATATGTTTAATGAATTGCCTGCGGAAAAACAAATTAAAGAAATAAAAGATTTAGTAGAAACAGGTGAGTATGGAATGTTTGATTTTATAAATTTTGATGAAGTTGTAAATCAACAATTAACCTCATTTGAAACTAGTGGTGGCTGGGATTTGTTTAATTGGGCTGGACAAAAGGAAATAACGGTTGGAAATTCTAGTCTTAAAAAGGAAGCATTATTTCCTGATTATTCTTATATAAGCATGGATTTGTGTGCAAAAATATTAAATAGAAATGGAGGACTGACATCGCTAAAAATCCGAGATAAGGAAGTAAAAGTAATGATAGATATTGCCAATGCGGTAATTGGAGCTTTTCCAAATATGTTTGCAATTAAAGCGGAAAAGTTGATTATACCTGGAGCGGCACTTCCACCATTTAAAAAATATTTTTTATCTACGGTTGATATTCAACAAAGTGCGGGAGGAACTTTATCAGAAGAAGGACCAATTGATTATTCATTAGGATTTAATGGAGAAATAAGATTTCCACAAAATACTGCATTAGATAAATTCGGGCACAAAGAAGACGCCAATTATTGGGGATATTTAAAACATATCTATGTAAATTTTGAAATGTTTAAATCAAAATTAAATCAACCAAACAAAACTATTAGAGAAATATTTTTGGATATATTAAACGAATTATCTTCTGGAGTAAACTCATTTTGGAATTTTCAAATTGTAGAAACCATTGTAACGAAAGAAAAGCCAGTTACGGGTTTAAAAGAAGGTGATATTGTAATAAGTGTAATTGATGAAAATTGGGTAGGAAAAAATACACAACCAGCACCTCCAACTAAATTTGTGCATGCCGGTATTTATTCTGCATTTACATCTGCTGAATTGGATATAAGTATTCCACAAGATATGACCAGTATGCTTGTTTCTAAAAGATTGGCTTTGGCAACTAACCCCGAATCTGCAATTGTAAATACCGGCGAATTATTTAATAGTGATGTTGATTTGTTTATGAAAAAGGTTACCTTACCACCTGGTGGTGAAGGCGGTGCGGAACCCGAACCGGGAGCACAAACTGATGTTGAAAAACAAGAAAAAGAATTAGAAGATATTGATAAAACTCGCAATGAGTTAAGACAAAAAAATAAAGATATAGACGTACAAATTAATCAGATAATTAAAGATTATTCAGAATTGGGAGCACGTTCAATTTTAGGTGAGGTAGGGGCAACACTTGTTTCTGGAATAGCTGGATTGGCTGATACTCCAGAGGAACGAAGAAGGAGAGCAGAAGCTGAGGCGGCAAAAGATAAATTGGAAGCCGAAAGAGATGCTAAAATAGCGGAGTTGAAAAAACAAAAAGCTGAAAATGAAAAGGCAGCAGATGAGTGGGATGATAAATATGACGAAAAAGAGGATGCAAGGGATGAAGCAATTGAAAAGGCTGAAGAAGATGCATTAGCAGCTGAACAAGCAAAACTAACATCCAATTTTGAAAAAATAGCAATTTTTCCAAACCCGTTAATGGTATCGGTAAATGTAACATCCGATAGTATAAAGAGTCAGGATACATTTGCTCCTGGTGCCAGTTTACGAATATATACTTTAAATGATGGAAACTATTTCGATAGATTAAGGAATGATGCGTTTTCTCCACAAGATACTGGTAAGAATAAACGATTATCACATCCATTGCCTATTAAATACAATTTCACAACAATTGGTGTTAGTGGTTTACGAAGGGGTGATATGTTTAATATTTTGGGAATACCTGATAAATATGAAAAGCATGGTATGTTTCAAATAACACAAGTTGAACATGAATTAAGTGGTATGGAATGGAAAACGAGTGTTACTGGTGAATATAGACAGTTTAATTCTTAAATTATGGCAATTTATATATACGATTATAAGAAAGTATCGAATAATAGTTTAGAGTTCGCAAACGAAGATAGACTTGTTGTAAATACCTTTTGTCCAATGCCAACTGAAACCGATTATAAAAATGGATTTATTA